GAAGGTGCGCAGAGGCTCTAGAGTCATGGTGTTATTTCCGTATTAGCCACGCTTCTTTGGGCTTTGGAGCACCACACGGTCACGCCGAACGTGGATTCCTCTGTAGGTACAGACATAAAAATCACTGTCTTTAGCTGCCAAAATCGCCTCCGCATCCCGTTTTTGTAACTCAGCATGGTCACGGATCAAGGCAATCATTTCGGCAACTGTTTTTCTCCCGTAGTCAGCGTACCCCGCTCCGAAACGGCCAGGAAGATTGATGCTAGTCATTCGTTGAGTCATGTTGGCCCCCGTCGCGGGAATCGAACCCACTGTTCGGCCGACAAGAGAGCGACGGGAGGCGCGCTAGTCCCATCTGCCGATCTATTGTCAGTTGGCTTTGCTCCAGCACGGGGTTGAGGTACGCATTTGTAGGGATGCGCGTATCCTTTCGCGAGCCGCCGGAACTTCTCGGCCGTCCAGCATCGGCAGGCGCTCTTTCCAAATTCTTTGCCATCAGGCGAACGCCATCGGCGCGTGAAAAATACTCTGGTCGGAAAGTGTCCGGGCTTGTGGACCGAAACGACCGTCAAGATCATTTCGCCCTCACCATCCGCATGAGATTCCGTGTCGCAATCATCCGGTGGAATGTAGACCTGTTCCATCCGAACGCCGGGGCGCCACGTCTTAATCTCGGCCGGGCCGTCCGCGTCGTAAATCGTGACCGTATCCCGAATGAACGGGAACCGGGCGCGAAAGACCATACCGGCGGAAAGCTCGTTCACTTCTTGCTCCTTGGCGTTAACTACTGATTAGCGCCTTGCTTCCGCTCGGGCCATATCAACTGCCCGTGCCGCTCGCTGCCTTCGCAGCAGGAAACGACGCCTTGTCCGCTACAATATGCACACGGCACGTCAAAGTAACGGAGTTCGCCAGAGAGGCCATCGATGGTCTTGACCATTGTGCGGCGTGTGCCGTGACACTGCGGACAGAGCATCAGGCGGCTTCCTTCTTGCTGATCTTGTGAATGGCGGCGGCGATCTTCTTCATGGTGCGCTCGGTCCAGGTTTTCCGCCATTCCTTCATGTAGGCGGCATGGCATTTCTTGCAGTAGTATTGGTTTCCGGCTCGATCGACCGGATCGCCACATTTGGCACAGGCACGCTTCGACACAGGATTTTTGCCCCCTGCACGATCGGGATTTTTTCGCTGTTCCACGTGAAACACAGTTGCAAGCCGTTGTCAAGCGTGGTATTGAGGTTCAATGAATGAATTCCTCGATTTTTCTCAATTGGGAATGGGCGCGATAGACGTGATGCGCCATCACCACGGAATCCCGAAATCGCAATTGTGCGCGCGGGCGAACGTGAACAAGACCACATATCTGCGTTACCTCGCCGGGCATCACAGCCGCATGAGCGAGCTAACCACCAATCGAATCAGGCGCGCGCTTGAGGCGATGATTGCTGAGCGCGATGCCCGCAAGGTGCTGGGGTAAACCCATGTTCCCCAACCACGGCGGCTATCGTCCTTCCGGCTCCCTTGCCGACATAACGGCAAGAAGAAAGAATTCGATCAAGGCCCATTGCCAAATGTGCGGGTGCGGACTGGATAAGAAGAAGCGCTATTGTCTGCCGTGTTACGATATTCGTCTGGAAAGCCGCAAGCACTTAAAGAAAGATTTGGTTCATGAGAGAGTTTAGCGGAGCGTAAGACCGATCATTCAAACACTCACGGCTAACGTAGAAAGAAGAAATGCCGCCGGACGACCAAAATCCACTGGGATCGTTTTTGCGCGATGCGCGCGAGCGATGCGGTATGAGTTTGAGCGAGGCGGCGGAATTGATCGGTTGTACGAAAAGCCATGTTTGGGATTTAGAGCGTGGCTACTCACGCAATCCAACCATTGTCACGCTTGCCGGGGCGGCATGTGCATACGATGTGGATTTGGGAGATTTAGCTACCGTTGCTGCGGCTAGTGCGCCTGGAACAAACTATAGAATGGCTGCCAAGAATGTCGTTGATCTGAGGAAAAGGTTGCGCGCGGCAAAAACAAATTTGGGTGGCTCGGTATCAGGTGATCGATGACAGAACGGTTTACCCGCCTCTCTCATGAACCAAACAAATATCTAAAATGTCCACCCTCTCGCAAATCGCCCGCCATGCCATCGCCAACGCCCAATCCTTTCTCAAGTTCGAAAAGGATCGCCCCGCCGTCTATCGCGATTGCCTGTATGATCGCAAGGAATTAAGCTTAAGCGGATCGGCTGGAAGATTACACACCCGCACGTGGCTGCTGCTCAAGGCGACGGAAGAAGCCTCCGACGACGACGGCGATTTGACTTCGGCCGCAAGACTCTCGCTTGTGGGTTTGTGCGATTGGGTAGCGGAGGAATTGGCCCTGCAACAGGCGATGGCTGAATGAAGCCGGGCGAACTTAATCCGAATTCACGCGCGGTTCTCGCGATTCTCGCCGCGCATGAAAACGCCGCAGGGTTTAGCTTTATCAACGCGGCGCTGTTGTCAAAACTTGCCGATATTCCCCTCGTGGCCGTACGCCGGGCCGCGCGCGTGCTGTGCCGGCGCAATCTCGCGGAATATGGTTACGGCGGTTATGCCGCGATGGCGGCGGGCCGGAAATGGGTGAGGGCGAATGGAGAGGAAAAAGCGTGAGGGCGGTGTACTTCATTCAGGATAGCGGGTGTGGATACGTCAAGATCGGCTGGGCAACCGATCCGTGGGAACGATTAGCTGATTTGCAATGTGGTACTCCGTATGAATTGCGGATTATTCGAATGGTGGAGGGTGGGCAGAAAGCGGAACAATGGTTTCATCGGCGGTTTGCAAAACACAGAATTCGCGGCGAATGGTTTTCGTTCGATGAGGAAATGTTGACGCTCTCGGCGCCAGACGAAATTCCGCAAAAGCCCAAGCCGATAGTTCGATACCGCTCAGCAGGCGCGTGTTTGCGCGCCGCCAACGGGCTTGGTCTTTTATCGGAGAGAATGAAACGGGAATATAAACCTTTGCTGGACAGCAACGCATGACTGCACTCACCCAATACGAAGCCGTGCGCGCTGCTATTGTTCAAGCAAGCCAAGTCGAGGATATTCTGCCACTGCTTGATGAATTCGAGATTGCTAAACTGCGCGCCAAACAAATAAATGATCACGCGATTCTCGCTGAAGCAACGGAATTTGAAATGCGGGCCGAACGCCGGCTAGGCGAAATCATCAAGGCCGCAAAGGCGGCTGGGCTCTTTAAGCAAGGGCGTCAGCCAGAAGAAAAAAAGTCCGCCGATGAACTTTTTCCCCGCGGCACTTTGGCCGATGCAGGGATTGACAAGAAACTTTCAGTTCGTTCGCAGGAATTAGCTCAACTCGAAGGGGCAGCTTTCGAGGAAAAAGTCAAAGGTGTGCGCGAGCGCATTACATCCAATGGGGCTAAAATTATTGATGCCGGACCAATCAACGGCGCGCGCTCGGTCATGGGATCGCGGCAGGAACCAGACGATTCCCTTGATTACTTCCCGACGCCGCCATGGGCGACGCGGGCCTTGATGACGCACGTATTGCCGAAGGTTTTTAATTACCGGCTGACAACGGCGTGGGAACCAGCCTGCGGAGAGGGACATATTGCGGAAGTATTACGTGAATTTTTTGAAGGCGTAACGGCAACCGATATTTTCGATTATGGATATAACGACGACGTGGGCGATTTTCTGAAAGTCACGTCGAGTGAAGCCGATTGGATCATCACCAATCCACCGTTTGGCGAGCAGGCAATTCTATTTGTTCAACACGCCTTCAAACTGGCACGAGAAGGCGTTGCGATGTTCTTCCGCTCGCAATGGGCGGTCGAAGGTATCGAGCGCTACGAACAAATATTCCGCGATAATCCGCCAACACAATGCGCGTTCTTCGTCGAACGGGTGAACCTTTGCAAGGGCCGATGGGAACCGGATGGAACGACCGCCACGGCTTACTGCTGGCTGGTATGGATTCAAGGTGAAGAACCGCGCCCGCCTTTGTGGATACCGCACGGATGCCGAGAGGCGCTGACAAAGGCCGATGATCGCGAGCGTTTTACCGCCCATCCGGTGATCAAACGACAATGACCGGCCGCAGTCTCTTCACCGTCGCCGCAGCGCGCGAGTCTGACGCGATGAAATATCCCCGCGAATCGGTTGCTTACGTGGCAACCCCGTATTCAAAATATCCGCACGGCCAAGAGCGTGCGTTCGCCGAAGCTGCACGCATCACGGCCGAACTTCTTCACTGCGGACTGAAGGTCTATTCGCCGATCGCCCATTCGCACGCGCTCGCGATGTACAGCACTCTCGATCCGCTTGATTACAAAATCTGGCAACCGCTCGATGATGCCATGCTGTCGTTATGCGACGTGCTTATTGTGGTTCATATGGAAGGCTGGAAGGAATCAGTCGGCGTCAAGCACGAAATCGAAACGTTCGAGAAGGCAGGCAAGAAGATATTCGATCTCGACCCGACAACGTTCGTGATGGTGCAGAGGTGCTAGAGATCGCCGAACAGGTATTGTCGCCACGTCTGCGGCTTTTGCGGGGTTGGTCGTTTGATCGGCGCGATCTCGATCATGCCTTCCTTGACCACGGCAACGACTGGAATGACGTTCTTGGGCGCGATGACGCGCACGACGGCGGTCGGAGGCAGGTTGACCTTGACGATCTTGATCTGTCGCTTGCGCGGTTTTTTCACGATGACCTCCTAGCAGCCGGTGCAGATATCAGGCGGCGGCGGTGGATAGGGCGGCAAAGGTTCCACTTGGGATTCCCGCGGGGAATTGTCCGAGCCGAAAGGAACCATGACCTCCCGCCATCAACGTAAACGCGCCGATAAGGATAAGGATGAACACGACAACCCAAATGGTCATTTCCACGCGACTGTCGATCACTTCGGGCGCCCAAAGTTTGATGAGCTTCAAAAGCAGGTAAACGGCGATCAGGACCGCCAGAACGCCCAACGCAAACCACAAAATGCTGATTGCAAGACCGATTATGACGGCCTCCATGGTCCCTGAATCCCAACGGGGATAACCTCCACTACGGTAATAAGTTCCCGATTCTCGCATTCTTGCAAAGCCGAATCAGTCTAGTCTCCCCGCCCGCATGGGCACCAATCCTCATTTCTCCTGCAAGATCACCGTCCGGTTCACCCGAGCCGAGCATGATCATATCGCCTGTCTGGCAAAGGCAATCGGCAAATCGAAGGCATCCTACCTGCGGGATTTGACTGCGGATGTTCTGCGTGAAAATGCCTTGGCGCATGGAGAAAGAGTGAGATTTATTGTCAATAGGGAAAAGCGGATGTGAGCCGAATCGAAACCATCGGTAACGCCACACTCTATCTCGGCGATTGCCGGGAGATATTGCCGTCGCTGCCGAAGGTCGATGCCGTTGTGACGGACCCGCCGTACGGGATAGGTTATGTCAAGGGCGGCGGGGGTCGGGGGCCTGACGGGTCACATCGCAGGCCGTTGGCGTCGACTTTGCGTGGCTATGATCCAGTTATTGCCGATGATCGACCGTTTGATCCGGCTCCGTGGTTAAAATTTCCGAATGTGCTGATGTGGGGAGCGGATCATTTCTATCCGCGTCTGCCCGATAGCGGACGATGGCTGGCTTGGAACAAACTCGGCGATATGGAGCCGTGGGATTCGTTTTCTGATGTGGAATTTGCCTGGCACTCAAAGGAAGGTGCAGCCCGTATTTTCAGTATGAAATGGAAAGGCATCGCCTGCGACAAGCGCGGCGAGCAAAACGGCTTACGCGAGCATACCACACAAAAACCGCTTCGGCTGATGTTGTGGTGCCTCGAACAAGTTGGCGAGGCCCACACCATCCTCGACCCCTTTATGGGTTCCGGGACTACCGGCGTTGCCGCCATCAAGATGGGCCGGAAGTTCATCGGCATTGAGATCGAGCCGAAGTATTTCGACATCGCCTGCCGGTGCATCGAGGAAGCCGCGCGCCAACCGGATATGTTCATCGAACGCCCGAAGCCTTCCGTCCAGGAAGTGCTGCTGTGACCGGCAAAACCCGCCCGCCGGCTTATTTCGCGGTCGCCCGCACGATCTTCGATCATCCGCTGTTCAACTATGGGCAGCCTCCCTATTCCCGCCGGGAAGCCTGGGAATGGCTGATCGCGCAGGCCGCCTGGAAACCCAAAGGCCATCGCCACGTCCTGGGGATAACCGAGGTACAGCGGGGACAACTCGCCACGACCGTACGTGAACTTGGGGCCATTTGGCGTTGGCCGCGATCGAACGTACATCGATTTCTTCGGCGGTTAGTCGAAGAGGGGATGGTGGAACTGACGCGAAAAAACAAAAACGGGACTACGAATAGCGCAATTAGACGATTGTCGCCGCGCTGGCGCACGATCATAACCATTTGTAATTACGATAGATTCCAGGCAAAGCCGCGCGTGGAGCGGCGCAACGATGGGGACTATGAGCGGGACTACGATGAATTGGTTTTGCCCGGAATTATTCACGAAGTCCCCGCCGAACAAGAACAACCAACCAAAACCAATGTAGATTCAGAAAGAGTCGGCCTTCAGGGCTTGCAGCCTGTGAATTTTGGGGATAACTCTTCGACCACCCAGTGGAAAGACAAGCCCCCGCATGGGGCCAAGGATCGTAAAACCGGCAAATGGCAATGGTTCGATCACCCGTCATCGGAATGGACCCAAGCAGCGCGACTCTACACGGCAGACAAGGGCGCGCGGATATTCCCGAAGAAGTACAAGGGCGGACGGGGAAATTGGTTCAAGGTGAGGTCGGACGCCGAGATCAAGCTGCTCTACCGCAAGATTTGCGAAAACGAGGGCATTCCAAGACTCAGTTCGCCTCCGGGGCCGCGTTTACTGAGCAGGAAATAGCCGAACGAGAACGTTCCCAGCGCGCCGCACGCGATCATGACATCCTCGTCATCCGCATGTGCCGTCAGATGGGCATCCCGGTCAAACCGGCTTCTGCCCGCCTGCGGGCTCTTTGGTCCCGCATGATCGGGGAAGGCGACGATGCGGCTTGACGAGAGTTGCAAAACGCGCATACCTGCAACCGGATACAACCGCAATTGATTCGCGGTGATTCGCCTATGGATATTACGGCCGAAACCAGTGAATTGTCGGCAACTTTGCCGGTTCCCGTCGCATCACCGGGTTCGCTACCCTTGCGCGCTCGCAACCAGGAACTCTACTGCTGGCGAGCCGCCGCGCTGATCCCCAAAGCTCGCGCCTATTGCGAGGCGTTCGGCTACGACGAAACCGATCCGAAGCAGTACCACGCGGCCCGCGGGAATGCCTCGCGCCTCGAACGGCGCAAGGATATTCAGGCCCGCATCGCGTGGCTCTCGCGTCAGCAGGAAGAAATCCTCGCGCAAAAGCGCGAACGGCTCGAAGCTTGGCAATGGGCCGTGCTCGAACACAACCCGGCCGATTTCTACGAGATCGCGGAACGGCCGTTGCTCGACGCCAAGGGTACGCCCATTCTCGACAAGGCTGGCGAGTTCATCATGGTCAAATACCAGCGGGCAAAGTTCTTGCAGGATTTGCCGGCGGAAGCGCTCAAGGCGGTCGAAGGCTTGCAGATTACGGATTCCGGCAAGGTGATGGTGAAAACCTATTCCAAGATGCAGGCGCACGACGCGCTGCGAAAAATGCTGGGAATCGGTGCTGTGAATGGCGTCATGCGCGATGAAGTCGGCGACATGTCGACGGCGGAGATCGTCGCGGAACTGCAAACGCTGGGCGTCGATGTTCGATTGAGCGTAACGGTCAATCGGTGAATGTTTCCTTCTCCCGCGCGGAATTAAGAAAACAACGCCTGTTGCGCGAGTTGGAAAACCGCGTTCTGCGGGAACGCTACGAATCCGATCTCTTGGCATTCGTCGAAGCGGCATGGCCGTCGATCGATCCAACCGAATATCAGCCGAATTGGGCGATCGAGGCTCTGTGCGAACATTTGCAGGCGGTGACGGAAGGGGAGATCAGGCATCTTCTGATCAACTTTCCGCCACGCTGCGCAAAGACGACGGTGGCGTCTATCTGCTATCCGGCATGGGTGTGGGCGAGACAACAGAGTAGTTTACGATCCGGCGCGCAAATACGGTTTCTTTGCGGATCGTATAACCACGAACTGTCGCTCGCTAATTCGAACAAGACACGGCGGCTGATCCTCTCGCCGTGGTATCAATCGCTATGGGAAAAACGCTTTGTCTTCCGGCAGGATCAAAACACCAAGACGCAGTTTGACAATTCCCTCGGAGGGTCGCGGATTGCCACTTCGGTGAGCGGTTCATTGCTCGGAATCGGCGGTGATATTATCATTATCGATGATCCGCACAACACGTCGGAAATCGAATCGGACGCGGATCGTGCCGCGGCGCTCAACTGGTGGAAGGAAATATCGACCACTCGTTTGAATAATCCGAAGGACACGCCGCTGATCGTCATCATGCAACGGCTGCATGAGGAAGATGTTTCGGGCGTCATCCTGTCGAATGAATGGTCATCGGAATGGTGCCACTTGATGATTCCGATGAGCTACAACTGGCAACGCCATTGCGTCACGTCCATCGGCTGGCAAGATCCGCGCGGATTGGACGATGAAGGCGAACCGTTGGTGACGATAGCGGAGGACGGCACACGCGAGCCTCGCGATGGGGAAGCGGCACGAGTGCTGGATGCGTGCGAGAACGAATTGATGTGGCCGGAACGGTTCGGCAAGACGGAAATAGATCGCATCACAGCTGACCTCGGACCATATATGGCGTCCGGTCGCTTGCAACAGATGCCCACCCCGATGGGTGGCGGCATCTTCAAACGCATGTGGTGGCAGGTATGGGATTCGCCCGACGGTAAGTTCCCGGCGCTTGAATACATCATCGCTTCGCTTGACGGCGCATTTACTGAAAAGGAATCAAACAGTCCTTCGGCGCTGACCGTATGGGGAATCTTTGTCGAGCCATTGTTGCAACGACGCCGAATCATCCTGTTGCATGCCTGGCGCAAGTTTCTTGAATTCTCAGGTCCACGCATCGAACCGTTGGTAACGGTGACAAAAATCGATGGAGTCGAATGGGCGCCCGAAATTCCTTTGGTCGGTGACAGCGAGCGAGTGGCAAAATGGAAACGCGAAAACTTTCGTCGCCGCACGATGGATAAATGGGGCTTGGTCGAATGGGTGGCCTATACCTGCGACCGGTTTAAGGTTGACAAGCTGTTGATCGAAGCGAAGGCTACGGGCATGCCGGCGGCGGAAGAATTGACGCACCGTTACCCTGACCGCCAATGGTCGATTGAGTTGCAACCGGCGTGGGGCGACAAGTATTCGCGCGCGCTTGCGGTGCAGCCGACGTTTTCGCAGTTGATGGTGTACGCGCCGATTCGCGACTGGGCCGAGATGGTGATCGAAGAAATGGAGAATTTCCCCAAAGGGAAGTGGAAAGATTTAACGGACTCCACGTCTCAGGCACACAAGTACCTGCGTGACACGGGCCTCGCCAATACCGACAAGGAAGCCGTCGCCGAAGAAATGCAACGGGTTATGCACAGGCCGAAACCGACGGCATTGTATCCGGTTTAGGCTTGACCGAATCACCCCATCGGTCCCGTAATCCCACGTTATGCCCATGAACGGAAGCCCACCCGATCTCACCTTGACCTTCCACCAGCGCCAATGCGTGGAAGTGCTCGAAGAAGCCTTGGCCGAAGCCAAGCAGGGCAAGGTCGATGGGGTGGCGATCGTGCTGTGCATGCCGGGCGGTTGGGCACCGTTGTTCGGCGGGACGCGGCCGGCCGACTTGAACCTCGGCCTTGACCAGTTGAAGCGCGATATTCTCGACAACGTGACCGCGGCGAAAGTCGCGCCGCAAGGCAAGGCCAACATCTTGAGGGTGAGATGAGCGATCTTGTTGCGAAGTTACGCGATGCTTTCCAGCGGAAGCGCTACGGCAATACGCCTGGCGACTATGATCCCGATTTCGATTTATTCGATGTGGCGGCTGATGAAATCGAACGCTTACGAGCCGAACACGATAACATGCTGGCTGTGGCCGGTAAGGTCTCTTTCGGTCCGTCCTACGCCGACATCGCCAAAGACGCGCGGCACGATATGCCGGTAACGGATGCGCCGCGTGATGACTGACTCCCAGGAAATCCGTGTTGTGACCGCAGCAAGTGAGCCGCATACGATCCGCACGACGTTTCCGGTTGGGATACACAAGCACCACATCTCCACTCCGTTGTGGCCGCACAAGCGAGCGGTCAAGTATGATCATACGGCGTTGTGGGTGACAATTTGGGCGATTATCGCGGTCGTTTTTATCGTGTTTGTCAATTACGCGACCTATCAGGCCCACATCGAATCGGTAGAGCGGTCTCGCACGATCATGAAGGAATGCGAACAAGGAATCCGCGACTGCTCGTGGATGAAGGCGCGGAAGCAATCCAATGGCTGAAATCGCCATCACAATTGACGCCGACGATCCGGTCACAATGGATCAGTCGTCGGGCGATACCGCGACGAGACAGAATGACGGCGGCGTAGTGGTCGCGCTCAATTCCGGGCGGGCGGTAAAGGCGAAGGAAAACGACGGAGACGATCCTTGGTTCAAGAATCTCGCCAAGGAAATGGATACTGGGAAGCTCGGCACGATTTGTGAAGAATTGATCGAGGCCATCGCGGCGGACAATGAGTCACGATCGGGGTATCTATCGAATGTCTCTCAAGGCTTGACCTTGCTTGGCCTGAAATTGGAAAAGCCGAAGTCCATTGCGTCTGATTCCACGTCAGCCGTGGAGGGTATGTCGAGCGTAACCAATCCGCTCATGCTCGATGGGGTGCTACGCGGGTGGGCAAATACGGTCGGCGAACTTCTTCCCGCCGAGGGGCCGGCGAAGATCAAACAAGTGGCGGACGCCGATCAATCGTTGGACGATCTCGCCGAAGCGTTGCAACGCGACTTTAATCATTATCTGACCGACATCGACAAATCTTATTATCCCGACACGTCGTATATGTTGCTGTGGGGGCCGTACTTTCGCGGTTGCGGCATCAAGAAAGTATATCGCTGTCCGATGCGACGACGGCCGGTGTCGGAAAGCGTGTCGCCGGATAAGTTGATCGTCGATGATGCCAAGAAGGATTTTGCCGCCTGCGGACGCATCACTCACGAAATCGAAATGCGGCCCTTGGTTCTGCGCCGTATGCAATTGCTCGGCATCTACGTCGATTATGATCTCGCACAACCATCGCCGGAAACCGGCCGCACGGATCAAAAAATAGCGACGATCCAGGGAACGTCCGCTATTCCGAAGCGGCAGGAAGATCAACCTTATACGATTTGGGAGAGCCAGTGCGAACTTGATCTCGATGACTACGCGCCGAAGCATTTTAAGGGTGAAGGAATTCCGCTGCCCTATCGCGTGACGATCGACAAGGATACGCGGCGGATTCTGGCGCTGCATCGCGACTGGAACGAGGACGATGCAGACTGTCGCAGGAAACGGCTCTACGTCAAATACCCTTATGTTCCCGGACCGGGTTTCTACGGCACGGGATTGATGCAAATTCTCGGCAATTCGACAGCGGCGATGACGGCGGCGTGGCGCGAGGCGCTTGACGCCGGCATGTATGCGAGTTTCCCCGGCGGTCTTGGCGAGAAAAGCGCACTTAAACAAAATACAAATATCATGCGGGCATCTCCCGGCGAATTTTATCCGGTCGATACCGGCGGCAAGGACATCCGCACGATGTTCATGCCAATGCCGTATCACGATGTCACGCCAGGACTCATGGGTCTTATCGACCGTATCACCCAACAAACAAAGAGTCTCGGTGGTGCCGCGGATATTCCGGCGGCCGAAGGCATCCAAAATGTGCCGGTCGGGACCATGCTGGCGCAGATCGAACAGGCAACCAAGGTCATGGCCGCCGCGCACAAGGGCATGCATCAGGCGCAGGCGGAAGAATTCGGGATGCTGATTGATCTGTTCAAGGAAAACCCGGAGGATTTCTGGCGTGGTAATGAAGTCGCGCCGAAGGGATTCTGGACGGATGAGAAGTTTCTACAAGCGCTCGAACAGTCCCCGCCGCTGGTGCCGACTTCCGATCCGAACGTGCCTTCTCACATTCACCGGATCGCGAAGGCCATCGGCTTGGTGCAGCTTGCGTCCCATCCGGTGTTTGGGCCGCGGCTCGATCCCGACGAAATGCTTAAGCGTATTCTCGGCGCCATGCGGGAAGACCCGCGCGGGTTGATCGTCGCGCCGCCGCCGCAGTCGGCTGCTCCGGACCCACGGGTGATCGAGGCGCAAGCGAAGGCTGACAAGGCACGTTCCGACGCCGCTCTCGCCCAAGGCAAACTCGCACAACTGCCGCAGGAACAGGACTTGCAACGCGAGAAATTACAGACCGAACGCGATATTTCCACCACCGATCTTGCCCGCGAAATGGTCATCCACGGCAAGGATCAGGCGGAACTCGCCCATAATCAGGAAATGGATAAGGCCCAGCACGGGCTTGACGTTCTCAAAACCGTGCATGACATTGGCGAATCAGGTAGGCAGGGCGGGCTCGATACGGCGCAGTTTGCCCATGAACGGACCATGGATCATCTGGGCCATGGGCTGGAACGCCAGCAGGCCCAGCATGACCAGACAATCGATCGGAAAGGGCATGCGCTCGACGTGCATCAGGCGATGAATCCCCCGAAGCCGGCAAACGAGAAAAAATAACGTGACTCTCGACGAAGCCAGAGCCGATTTGGAAGCCATGTTTCTGTCCGGGCCGTCGACGAAGTGTTATAAGGCAATGACCGGCGAACATTATGTTGAGGTCGTCAGCGGCGGGGTAAAAGAGGAAGGCGAACGCTATCCGATTTTGTGTGCCACGCCGGAATTAGCTGTCTCCTATTGGTTCACCGCCGCAGTTGAGTACGCCATGAACGTATCGATGGATTACTACTTGACGCAGAATGATCCTATATTTGACCATGACCGATACAAGCGACACGGCTTTACGTTGTATTGGAGAATTGTGCCGGAACTCGACGAAGTTACGCTAGTGTTGGCTGACTGTCCTGTTCGCGAGAAAGTGTGGATGCAACGTAAGTTCTGGTATGTGTATTCTAGGTTTTTGGTGAGCAAGAAGCCGCAGACACAGCAAGCGATGAGCGCCTAACCCGCACAAGGGAGGTGAAATGGCCCACCCTCACAATGAACACCGCGCCCACCACGTCGAGCATCGGCGTGTTGCCCACATCACCAAGGGATACGGTGGCCATTCCATCGGTAGTCCGCACCGCGCCGACCATACCGACGAACCCGAGGATCGTGCCCTGGTCAAGGCGATGGTCAAACCCGGCGCGCTCAAGCACAAGCCGCATGGCGGCAAGGTTAAACACCGGCTCGATAAGCCGCATCGGGCCAAGGGCGGTAGGGTCAAACACGCGAAAACCAACGTCAACGTGATCGTCGGACATGGGGGGCCGAGTGGTCCGCCTCCAATGCCCGTACCGGTGCCGGCGGCTGGTCCCGTAGCCGCCGTGCCGCGGCCACCGATGGCAGGGCCGATGCTGGGGATGGCGCCGGCGCTTCCTCCGGGTGGGCCGATGCTGCCGCCTCCGGGTGCTCCGCCGATGGGGCCAAGGAAGGCAGGCGGGCGGACATATAAGAGCGGCGGGCGGGTGGGCGCGATGCCCGGCTATGCTTCGACCAAGAAACACGCCACGGCGGTCCAACACACGGACGGGAAGAAGGACGGCAAGGACATCGGGCGCGGTCGCCAGATAACCTATAAGCGTGGAGGGATTGTCACATGACCGCCCACAAAGCCCCGACCGTGCATCACGCTACCCACGGCAACATCGAACATCCGACCGGCCACCACGGCACGCATCACTTCGCGCATCACGAGGTCGGTTCCTACCATGCCCACGGAGGGCCGATCGAATGCCCGAAAGACGGCATAGGGCCTGATCTTCCCGGTGGGGCCGGCGGCGGCGAAGGGCGTCTGGCCAAGGCCAAGCTCGCTGCAAAACACTACGCCAAGCCGGAAGGAAAGCATGGGTGAGTGGCCGACCTGTAAGGGTTGTGGCACTTCGCTCACTGCATTCAAACCGCACTTTCGATCCCTTCCCCCGGTCGGGGAAACCGCAGTCGGGCCGGCATGGTGCGAGGACTGTATTGTGTCGGACAAATCCGACCTCGACAAAAGCCTTGTGGATTACGTGAAGAACCTGCGTCAAAACGTGTGACTTCATGGCACAGCGCGCAGAACGCGGGCAATACCCCCTCCCCGAATCACCCGTAAGCGTCTATTACGATGGTGATCCGCGCCTCAATCGGATGCTCATTGGCGCGCTCAATACGGAAATCGCGGAACGTTCGGGCCATGTGGCAAGCGGAAGCGCGAGCGATCACGCCGACTATAAGGAACGCTGCGGGTACATCGCGGGTCTAAAACGCGCGGTGGAAATCGCGCAGGAAACGGAAAAGAAATTGAGGGACTGAATGCTAATGACGCTCGGCCTTCTTATTGGATTTGTGTCGGGCGTTATTGCGACTTCGACCGTGGTAGCCATGATCATGATCAGTCTTGAGCCGAAGAAAAGGATTAACTGATGCGCGTTGCGTTGCGAGAAATTGCAGCAAAACAGTCACGGACATTTAATGACCCGAAAGACAAAGTTCTTGTTGGCCCCAAACAGGCTTTGCTCGAAGCACTTGGCGATGTGTCATGGTACGAGCCATTTCATAATCTTGTTTTGATTGCTACTTACGTTCCGCCCGAAACCAGCGCTGGTGGAATTATCATACCGGATAGGTCGCTGGCAGAGGCGCGATTTCAGGGCGTAGCTGGCTTGGTTCTACGTCGCGGTCCTGCCGCCTTTCGAGACGAAGGGCATGTTAAGTTTTATGGTGTTATGGTTGAAGAAGGCGATTGGATCGTCTATAAGCCGTCTGATGCCATGGAACAATTTGTTCGCAAGCAAGGTAGTGGAAGCGACGGCGTGTCGGTACGTCTGATCCAGGATATTCACATCAAGGGCCGCGTGCCCGACCCGGCGTTGATTTATTGAGGCATATATGAACATTGATCCGCAGGATTTTGGCGAACTCAAGCGGCTGCTTGATGGATTGCCTAATCAAGTAGATGGCTTGGCTGGCCCGGTATGTGAGACAGGCGACAATTATATCGAGTTTTCCGAAAGGCAATTGACCCGACCGGATGATGAAAAAATAATTGAACGGAATGTTGTTAGGCGTTTTTGGCGAGGTCTATCTGTCTATCTCAACGAACGTAAGGGCCGTATTTATTGGCGCATGCGGCTTGAAACTGACGTTGAGGAATGGGCGGAAGTCATTAAATTCGACGACGAAGGTCCGGATCGTGATTTCTTGACGGATCGGCGCTGTTTTTTGGATAAGAATTGGCGAGTGGTCCAGGCTTATTGTCGGGTCTATCGTGCTCCATTGGCGGTTTCCCAACCACACCCGCTAGCCACTCCAGCAAGGGCTGCGTAATACCATGGCCGATGACGACACGGTAATCACGCTCGAACCGGAAGGTTCAACGCAAGACGCGACCGGTGGCAAGCCAAACGGCGCCGGTAAGGATGATGCCCTTGCCGACCTGCAAAGCCAATTCGAGGAAATCCAACGCGGCAAGCAGACGAGCGATGCCGATGCCGCCACCGCGCGACAGCGTGAGGCGCAGGCACGGCAGGACGCCGAACGTGCCCGGCAGGATGCACAAGCCGCCCGTTCCGAAGCGGCCGACACGCATCTCTCTGCCATCGAAACCTCGCTAACCGCGCAACAGGCCGCCCGCGATGCCGCTAAGAAATCCTATCGGACGGCGATGGAAGCGGGTAACTGGGACGATGCTTCCGAAGCGCAGGAACGGTTGACCACGGCCGTTGCTAATATTGCGCGATTGTCGGATGCCAAGGAACAAATAACCGCACGGCGCGAAACGGTTCAACGCACGGAGGCGGGCGATGATGCGCCTCGGGGTCGGCAAACTGATCCGGTCGAAGCGTTCCTCGCTACGCGAACACCAACGACGCAGACGTGGCTACGCGCGCATTCGCCTCAGGCTCAAGCTGTGGGCCGCTATCTGGCGGGAGTGGCTTCGGCGGAAGAAAGTAAGATCGCGCGCAAGTTGATCGCCGCCGATAATGACGCAGCCGCGGAAGGAATCGCGGTCGACACGCCAGAATATTTTGCCCATCTGGAAAAATTCACGGGTATTGCCAAAGCGGCGGCCGAGACGCAACCCAATAAACAAAACGGCGGCGAACGGACAACCCAGGTTCGTTCTCACACACGGAGGCAGTCGGTGCCGGCAGTGCCCGTCAACGGCGGCGGTTCTCCCGCATCGGGTGGATCGTCGGAACAAATTCAGGTTCGCTTGACCAAAGGCCAGGCGGAATCAGCCGAGGACGGCACCCACGTCTGGCTCAAGTCCGATCTGGCTGCTGGGCGGATCAAGGATGCTTCGATGGTCGGTAAACCCATTGGGGTTCGCGAGATGGCCCGGCGAGTGTACGAGATGGGCAAGGAACGGCCCGGCATCTTCGAGAACGGGAACGTGGATCAGTAGTTTTATGCCGTTGATCACTTCACGACGCGGATTTCTCGGCGGCTTACTTTCTGCCATTGCCGCGCCTGCGGTGGTGCGCGCCGATTTACTCATGCCGGTGCGCAGTATTGAGCGGTTCATTCTTGCGCCGTTTAATTTTGACAGTTTCGATTCTTTCATCCCGGCGGGCCAAGCGTATCAATGGGTTGCCAAGACAGTCCTGGGTGAACCTATGCCGGATTACCGAACGATGCAGGAAAACGGATGGCGTCCCGTGCCTGCTGATCGCTACAACAAAGCTTTCGCTATTGCGGATAATGAAATCGAATACGGTGGATGTGTCCTGATGGAACGGCCTCAACGTCTCGTTCGTGCCGCATTAGACAATCAAACAGACGCTGCGAATCGGCTAGTGTCAGATTGGGCCGAACAACAGCGGCGTTCAGGGTTTAAAGTCTCGATACGCAAGACGGGACATCCCGATATCTTCAAAACGATGGATTGGAGTTGACCATGGCCCCGCGCCCTGACCCACAGCCTTCCGCTCCGCGTATTCCGCCCGTGCAAGGGCAGATGCCGATCGATGACGATACCACGGTGCAGCGCACCGGAGGCCGTGACGCGCGCCCCTCGCCGCGTTCCGATGCCGTCACCCACGAACCGCGCACCAATGCCCGCGGGGGGGTGGTGGTTAAAGGGCGCAACGGCGAAGTCCTCTCGCGCGGCAAGGCCGGCACGACCGATCCTTACGAAATCCCGGAGGACATCATTCCCAAGGGCTGGCGGTACCAGTGGAACACGGTTTCCGTCATTGGTAATGCCGAAGTCGCGCGCCGACATAATCTGACGATGTACGCCCAAGGCTGGCGGCCGGTGCCGGCGAATCGTCATCCCGGCATGTTCATGCCGCTCAATTACGAAGGCCCGATCGAGATCGAAGGCATGCGGCTCGAAGAACGACCGGAAGAACTCTGCGCAGAAGCTGAATACGAAGACAAGGTTCGCGCTCTGACGCAAATGAAGGACCGCGACGAAGCCCTGATGGGTCGCAAGGCCAATCTGCAAGGATCAATGCACCAGGACTTGAAGCTTAATCCCCGCGCCAACTACAAAGGACGCAAGACGCAACTATCGATCGATGAAACCTACGAGATCGCCCCGCCTAACTATCAGCCGGCGGACGATTCGCAGCCGTAACGAGTTAGCCCCGATCTTCCGCCTTTCCTCTGCTCCCCGTGGCCGGCGGGCAGAGAAACCACGCTCCCGATGAAGTGCGGGGAAGATCGGGATGCCAAAGGGAGAACTGGCCCGGAGGCATGGTGTGTCTAACCGCCAATCGGGAGAAGCCGGCCGCTTTATCTGATTCCTCACATGATAAACTTCCTCGAATATAAGATCGCCCGCATCAACGAATTGATCAAGGAACCGCGTTGTCGCGATGCCTGTCCCGATGATCAGACGAATCGGGTTGAGGGATTGATTCATTTGATTTCCGATTGCTCGGCGCAAAACGTATTGGAGATAGGCTCGCATCGGGGGATTTCCACCGAGACGTTTCTGTTGCTATGCCGTTCCGTAATTGCCGTCGATCCCTTGCAGGAGACGACGCATCTTTCAGCATCCGAATTCGTCATGCGCTGCGGTGGATATCCGAATTTGCAGTTACTCAAAGGGTGGAGTCCCGATATTCTCAAGGACATTCCGCCCGAGAAATTCGATCTGGTCTATCTCGATGCCGAGCATGACCTCGAAGCAGTCCGGCGTGACATCGTAGCGGGTTATCCTTTGGTCAAACCGGGAGGTTATCTCGCCGGTCACGACCATTCAGAATATACGCAAGTGCCAAAAGCTGTGGATGAATTCATTGCGCAATACGGCGGGGAAGTTAAACTTTATCGCGATTCGTCATGGGCGGTGAGAAAGGCTGACAAGTGAACGAAGCTGCGACAAGCATCGTCTCATCCGATCCTTACGAGGGTTTCGCCGATTTCGATCCCATGCCGTTAATGCGGGCGGTGCAATACGTCGTCACCGCCGGGGTCGACGGTCACTTCGCCGAATTTGGTTCCTATCAGGGCCGCTCGGCGGAAGTTCTTGCGCGCGAACTCGCCCGTTGTTCCGTTCTCTACGATATCAACGAAAAGGCGAACACGTCGAGCGAGCGGCGTCTTTTTCTGTTTGAGGGGTTTGAAGGATTCCCACAAGCGACCAATCCGGTTGATCTGGCAAGCCCGCACATCGCCCGTGGCATCTGGCCTCCGGGCGGGGCCAGGGGCGGCTCGCCCGAACAATTGAAAGAGCGTTGCGCCCGGCATCTGAGCGAAGATCGCATCGAAATATTTCCCGGCTGGTTCAAGGACACGGTGAAAACAATCCCGGAAGATGCCCGTTTTGCTCTGTTGCACGTGGATTGCGATCTATATCAGTCGACCATTGATGCGCTGGTGCCGATATTCGCACGCGGAATGATCACGGATGGTGCCACCATCCTGTTCGACGATTGGTACTGCAACAGCGGCTCGCCGGATTTCGGCCAGCAGCGGGCGTGGCGGGAGATTACCACGGCGTTCTATCGTTATCGTTACACCGACTATGGGGGTTATGGCGTTGTCGGTCGGCGGTTCATTGTGCATTGGTGAAACATGATTCTCAAACGACGCAGCGACGATGCGCGGAAGGCTTATTTCGAGGGCCTAAAATGGGGCCTCGAATTTGCCGCTAGAACGCTGGAACAAGCAAACGATGAAACGTCGCGCATGTGTCTCATTCAGGCGTTACGAGACATGAAAGACTCTCCGTTGGCGCAGGATTGCACAATATCATGAAACTCGTCATCAACCTCATCACCCGCAATCGTCCCGAAATACTAGCCCGGACGATCGAGACGACGCTGTCGAATATCACCTTGCCCGATACGGTCCTGATGGTGTCTGTCGACAATGATGATGAAGCCACCAAACAAAAGCTGCGCTGGTATAATGCGCCGCAAGTCAAGATCGACATTCGTCCGCGCGAGGATACGACCGGAGCAAAATACAATCGCGCTTTGGAAGACAAGGATGCGGGAATCATTGTCAACCTATCTGACTACAACGCATTTACAGTCAAAGGGTTCGACGAAAAGATCGTCGAGGCGGCATCATTGTTTCCCGATGGTTACGGCCTCGTGGTCAATCATCTGCGCAATGCTTCTTTCCCCGATACGTTCGCGATGACGCGCAAACTCGCCGACAAGCTCGGCTATTACGCCCCGCCTTTGTTTACCTATTGGTTCTGGGACCATTGGGTATTCGAGTTGTGCCAGCGGATCGACCGGGTGTTCGTGGCCGATACGCGCGTCGAATACGATAAGCAGGGAAAGCCGCCGACGATGGGCTTGCGCGAACTAGGTTGGTGGACGACGTTCTTCGACTGCGCTTATCTGCATCGGCGCATGGTGGCGGATGCCATTGTCGATTCGGAGGAATTTGAGGAAGCGTCATGGCGCAAGAAACAAATCAAGGCGATGGCGCCGCATATCGAATATCGCTCGAAATGGATCAACGACAGCGTGCGCCAGCAGGCGCGTGATCTCGAATGGCAGGCGAGCCAAGGCGGTATCATCAAGCAAGATGACCGCTACATGCGCGCCAAAGGCCAAGCCACGGCGTTGGTGCCGGGGTTAATCGCCGGAATGCCGCCGGAAGAACAGCAGGCATGGGCGGCGCGATTGCTCCCGCCCGCGAACGTGGTGAATATACAGAGGGTGGGGGTGAGATAAATGTGCTGGCCCCATGACGTGGATATTTTAACACAACGATGCCGGCGATGTGGGCGACCTGAGATTGTCTGTCTTCGCGAGGACGATGACCCATTAAAACGGGGAATTTGTTGGCTTCGCGCACAGGCAAATGCTGAAACCGATCCGAAACGCCGCGCTGTATTTATCGAGTCCCACAACGCTATCTTCTCTATGCACGAAGGTCGCTCTTAATGTCCCACCGTGTCTATATGTTTGTTCCCGGCTACGGCCAGCACGTCACCGCGACGACTTTTCTCACATCGCACGCGGTCGGGCAATGCCTTGCCGCCAAAAGCATCGGCTTCGGAGTGTCGACGCTTTCGTTTCCCGATATTGCCGAACTGCGCAACATGGCGCTCACCATCTGGTTCGACCGATTGACCGACATTTCGCATCTGCTGTTCGTCGATTCCGACATGGGCTTCCCGCCCGAACTCGTGCTCGACATGCTGCTGTTCGATGAACCTCTGGTGGGTTCGATCTACCCGCAACGGCAGTTGCCGACCTCGTGGGCAGGATCGGGCACGGGGGATACGCTTGCGGAACGCCGCGGCGATTTCATGCGGGTCGAAGGTGTCGGCATGGGGTGTTGTCTCATTCGCCGCGATTGCGTGCTGCCGATGCTCACACGGTTCCCCGAACTGATCGACACGCGCCTCGATCTTCACCCCGCCAAAGGCATCATGCAGTCGGCAGGGGCCACCCGCATGCTGCGGTTATTCGACAAGATGGATATCCCCGAACGCGGAATCGTCTCGGAGGATTTATCCTTCTGCATTCGCCACAACATCTGCGGCGGCCAGACCTGGGCGGCGATCGGCCACAAGATTTCTCACGTCGGCCCCTACGACTACGGCCATCGTTATCTCGACATGACGGCGTACACGATTCAACAAGTGCCGCGTCTGATGCCGGCAAGCGAAGAAACACAGCCGAAGGCGCCGGCAGAGCTGGTTGAACCGCCGAAGCCGGATGTGGGGATCGTGGAACAAGTCACGGCCGACATTCAAAAGCTGGAAGCGGCGGAATGATCGCGATGGACGATATGCTTTGGCGGGCCGCCCAACTGTGGTGGGACGCTAAAGGCCGCAAGGCTGCCGCTGGCAAATCCTTAACCAATCTCAAACATGTGGATAATCCTACGATCGGGTGCGATACCCCCGAAGAATGTGCTCTTGCACTCGCTGTGGCCGCGCGGCTTCGGCTTTTCTGGTTGGATTCCCCTTGACACGAATCACTTGCGCACATTCCCTTTGACGAAATGGGGTAGTGGGTCAATCATAGCGATTGACCCGCCACAATTGAAACTGACCCAGTACCCGAAATGGAGTCTTTCATGAGCGATCCCAAAAGCGGAACCATCGTGTTCGTGTATCCTGACGGCAACGACGACCCGGAAAAATGCTATCCCGCCATCGTCATGGGATCGCATGAAGGCGAGAAGGCGGTTGCCGAGAAGCCGGCTGTTGCCAAAACCAAAACGGCCGAAGCGACCGCTGCCACTCCCGCGACCCCGGCAACCCCATCCACCGTCGACCTCATCGTGCTTGGCGCATGGCATGGATCGCCGGTAGTCGAACGGCTGGGCGTTCCTTTGCTCGACAAATGGGACGCCGAAACCGTCCGTCCGTTCGCGCTTGCCGCTCCATACGAAAAACCGGAACCCAAAGCCGACGAACCGGCCGAGGTCGAGCCCGAACTTGCGGAAACCGCTTGACACGAATCACTTGAACCTAGCCTAATCCCTCTCACGTTCCCCGATTCGCGCCGAATCGGGTCGAGCTTCGCCAGATAAAGCGCCGCGCTGTGCGCTTATTTGATCTGGCACTTCCCGCGCCGCACGCCGCAGGCGCCCATATCCCGGCATCATATTCGCCGCGCCGGCGAAGAATTGAGCCACAGCCCGGAGATATTCCGGCATGGCCAATACGCAAGCTGCATTCGGCTTCAAGCACACGTCTTACGTTCCAGGCGGTGCGCCCGATTTCCAGTTGTCGCACTACGTGATTTCGTCGGCTCTCGCGACGAACATCTGTTTTGGCGACGCGGTGATCTACACCAATTCGACCTCCCCCTTCATCATCCCCGCAACCCCGACCCTCGCGACCGCTGCCGCTGCGGCGATCGTCGGCATCTTCCAGGGGTGCATGATGATCCCATCTGCGGGCGGCGCGCCTACATGGTCGCCGTTCTATCCCGCCTCGGGGGTGGCGCAGAACGCCACGGCCTACGTCATCGACGCGCCGGGCGCGCAGTTCCTTGTCGCCGCGGCAAATACCGCGATCACCTCGGCCAACATCGGACAAGTCGCGAACTTCTCGACCGGAGTCGGTGCGACGACCGGCGGCGCCTTCTCGGCCATGACGATCGATCAGTCGACCGTCACCTCCGGTGCCGGCGCAACCACCCTGCCGTTCCGCATCATCGATCTCTACCAGGGCATCGGCAACGGCTCCGATCCAACCACCGCCTTCAACTGGGTCATCGTCGGCTTCAACAATCAGTTGAAGCGGTCGAACTTCGGCATGTAACGAGCGGAGATAATCCATGCCCATCGCATTAGCCAATATCCGCTCCGAACTGCTGCCCGGACTGTTCGATGTCCGCGGCAGCTACGACATGATTCCGAGACAGTGGGATCGCGTATTTACCACCCACCACTCCAAGTTGGCGGTCGAACGTTCGACCCAGATGGCCTTCGTCGGCCTCCCGCAACTGAAGGATGAAGGCGCGGCTACCGCCTTCGACAACAACGCGGGCGAACGCTTCACCTGGGCCTTTGTGCATGTCGAAGTCGCACTCGGCTACGCCATTACCCGCAAAGCGATTGACGACAACGTTTACAAGGCGCAGTTCAATCCGACCAACCTGAAACTTCAGGAAGCCTTCGCCCAGTTCAAGGAAATCCAGGGCGCGAATATCCTCAACCTCGCCACTACGCAGAATACGCAGATCATCGGCGATGGCGTGGCGCTCGCCTCGACCGCGCATCCCTACGACGGCGGAACGTGGGCGAACACGTCTTCGACGCCGAAGTCGCTCAACGAATCGACGTTGCTTGCCGACATGACGAACGTGCGCACGCAGTTCGTCAACGAACGCGGCATTCGCATTCTCTCGCGCGGTCGGCGTCTGGTGGTGCCGCCAAATCTCGAAGGCATCGCCATTCGTCTGACGAAGACGGAGCTTCGTCCCGGTACGGCCGACAACGATGTCAACGCCATTCTCACTCTCTCGGGCGGCCTGCCGGAAGGCTTCATCGTGCTCGACTTCCTCACGTCGAACTTCGCGTGGGGGCTGACAACGAATATTGATGGATTAATACATATGATGAGAATTCCATACGAAAGCGATTTATGGGTCGACAATGTGACCGACAACCTCCTTGTCAAAGCCTATGAACGTTACAGTTTTGGGTACAACGATCCCCGCGCCCTGTGGTGGGAAACGCCGACATCGTAAGGACTTAGCAGGGAAATCGACGGAGCTTCCAAAAGTGTATCGTTCGTACAACGCTATCGACAATCTGCGAATTTGTACCGCTGCGCAGAACGCTGCGCGCCGCGACACCAGCCGGCGTACAATCGCGCCGTCGCGCGGGGTCTTCCCCCACGGGACTGGCTACGTCGCGCGTATCCACTTCGCGGGCAAGCGGCACTATCTCGGGTATTTCTCTCATGCAGCCGATGCTCAGGCTGCTTATGAGAAGGCCGCCAAGGAAATCCACGGTGACTTTGCCCACGCGCCGGAAGTAGTACCCGCGCGTCCCAACTACTTGGCGCAGGAGTATGAAGCCAAGTGCGAGTGCTGTGGCGCAGAGGGGACGCGCGGCCCTGGCGATATTCGCCGCGACAGGACGCGCCTTGGCAAGCCGCGTGGCATCTTGTGCATCTGGTGCTACGGCCTAATGGTGCACGTGGATGCGGACAAAAAGAGACTGCAACACGTCTTCCGCGGTGCATTGAGATACATCGACCGTCTGACCGTCTTCGATGAAGACGACCCGAGATATCAGGAGGCCGTTGGCCATGGTTGAAACCCTTCACCGCGGCCCGCTCGGCAACATGGGGTCGTTGGAGTTGCAGGCCGGAACGGCGGCCACCATCGAACCGATGGACGGCCCGTCTGTGTCCTATCAGGGATGGGCGCTTGCCGATCCTGCCGGACTTCCGTTTGCCAAGGATGGGGCATTACCGGGTCGCGTGCCTGGCTATCTGCACACGACATTCTGGACCGTCGACAACAAACCGCAGGCGACCGCCACGAACGTCGTTGCTGCGGTGCAGGCGTCGCTTCTCACCGCCAACGCTTCGATGGCGCTCGCGACAGTGGGCGTGGCGGGGGCGAACGCGGGCAATCCGTCGATCGCGGTCGCGGTGCCGATCATTCCGCTGGGCACCACCACCGTCACCAACGTCATCGCGCTCGACTTCGGGTTTACCACCGGAACCACCACGGCGAATTCATCGACGGTCAACTGCGCCGACAACACGCAGTTGTCTCTCGGCCAGTGGATCATCATCGGCAACGTCGGCAATTCGGCCAACACCGCCTCGTTGATTACGCAAGTCCAGTCGATCGCGACAGCAAATACGACCGGCGTCACGGTCGGGCCGGGCGTGCCGCTTGCAACCTTGGGCAATGCGCCTATCGGTCAGGCGAATCTGTTCGGTTCGGGTTTGCTGCCACCCGCAACACAGTTTGGGCCAGGCGCGCCTGCTGCGACCGCACACGCGAAAGTTCTTCAGGCCGGTCTGCTGCGTCTGCATAATCCGCGCGAGAACGTCACGCGCAATATTTCCGTCTCGCTCACGACCGGAGGCACGGCGACGGCGATCGGTTTTCTCGTCACCGGATACGATTGGCGCGGCTCGTTGATGACGGAATTGATCACGTCGCCTGCTACTACTTCGGCGACGGTGACATTCGGCAAGAAGGCGTTCAAATATCTTCAGGTCGTTCAGCAGACGATCCCGACCACGGGCAATACTTATTCGGTTGGTATCGGCGACACGTTTGGGATGCCGATTCGGTCCGACGATTGGTCACAGACAGAGGTCTACTGGAACAACGCGGCCATGACGAACGCCAACGGCTATTCGTCGGCGGTGACGACTTCGCCCGCCACCAATACGACCGGTGACGTGCGCGGCACCGTGCAGGTTTCGACCGCAGGCGCGCTGGCAACCTCTCTTGCCGCTCCGCTGTCGACCGGGACGGCGAAGCTCGGCATCATTCAGGACTTGGCGGTCTGGAATCTGGTTGCCGCGACACCAAACAACACTGCGCCTTTCTTTGGCGTTGCCAACTCCACGACCTGATAAGGAGGTCCCATGGCCAAGCATCACAAGAAACACCACGGCAAGCACAAGGCGCGTGGCGGCGGTGCGGAGCACGGCGGGGAAGGCCACGAGAAGCACATGGTGGCCTCGGGCAACCCGAACGTGATCAAGGAAGCCGAAGAACACAAGAAGGGCGGCAAGGTCGGCAAGCACAAGAAACATCATCGCGCCAAAGGCGGTCCGGTGACGAAGACTGTGGGCCTCATGACCGGCGGCGCGGTGCGCCCGCGGCTCGACCGGCCGGGACGCAAGTCAGGTGGGCGTGTCGGTTCCGATACGTCGCCATTGACTTCGGCGCATCACGCGCGTTCGGGTTCGTCCGAGAAGCCGCGCGAGCAGGAAGGTGGCATGTCGAGCTAGGCGATGGCGAAGCTGACGGCGAAAAAACGAAACGCGCTGTCGACCTCGACATTTGCGGGGCCTGATCGGAGCTACCCGATTCCTGATAAGAGTCACGCGCGCAACGCACTCTCTCGTGTGAGTCAATTCGGAACGGCGGCGCTGAAAGCCAAGGTGCGGGCCAAAGTGCATAAGAAATTTCCCGAGATCGGCAAGATCGACGGCGGCTCGGTTCGTCACAGAATGGACAAGGCGCCGCGCCACTGAAAGATAAGGGCCGCGCATGGCGCCTCCGCAAGTCGTCACTTATGGCCTTCTCGCCGCGTCGAACACTTTGGTGGTCAACGCGGTCGGGACGATTGCTCCCGGCAATTTCACTTTGGCGACGACGACGCTCGATGCGCAGCGGCGCATTACGTTCACGGTCGCTGGCAACGAATCGAGCAACACCTTCACCATCGTCGGGCTCAACGCCAACAACGCGACGATCACGGAGAATATCACCGGGCCGAATACCGGGACGGTAAATTCGGTGCTCGATTACAAGGGTCTGGTTCGTATTTCAACGCTGGCGACGACCGCCGGGACAATTTCGATCGGCACGAACGGGGTGGGGGCCTCGCTGTGGCAGATCGTCAATTCCAACGCCGCGCCGGTCAATATCGCCTACGGCATTGCGATTCAGACAGGTTCGGCCAATTGGTCGATCCAGTATACTTATGACGATCCAAACAATTTACCTTCGGCGGTCACGACCGCGCAGGCGTTTAATCATCCGACCCTCGTTTCAACCACATCGAATCTCGACGGCGCGTCGAACGATCCGATCTTCGCGTGGCGCCTGTTGATCAATTCGGGAACCGGGACGGTGCGCGCAACCGCGATCGAAGCAGGACTCGGGAGCCCGTGACGTGGCTGACGCAACCGGCACAAATACCACACCCCCGCTTGGGTCCGGTTCTGCTGCGGGAGGTGATTTATCCGGGATTTTTCCCAATCCGACGGTTACCAAGATCAACGGTACGACGACGCTTGGCACCTCATTCCTGCCGGCCTTCGGCGGCGATCTGTCAAGCGCCGCGGGAACAACCAATATAACCGTTGCGTCGATTGGTGGGATCGCGCCTGGGCCTGCGGCAACCGCCACCATAGGGCAGATTCGCGGCATTGCCTCGAACACCGCAGCGGTGCCGGGTAATATTGGTGAATATATATCAAGTTCGCTTGCCTCTGGGTCAGCTTTTGCGCTTGCCAACAATACGGCAACCAGCGTTATTTCAATCCCACTCGCAGCCGGAGATTATGACGTATGGGGAACTGTTTTTGTTACTATTCCAACCTTGACCGTGGTCAAAGAAATTCAAACGGGGGTAAACTCGACATCGAACGCGCTACCTGCTGCTATAACCGGCCAACTTAATCAGATTTCATTGGGTGCGGGATTAACAGGTGGAAGTGATATGGGCTGCCCATCTGGCATTGGTCAAATGCTATTCGCAGCAGCGGGCACGGCGTTTCTTGTGACTAATGTGCAATTTACCACGTCGACTGCGAGCGTTTATGGCGTTATTCAGGCGCGGCGGCGCCGGTAGAAAACAAATAAAATGGCGAGTTCAGGGACGTTTACATTCTCGCCTTCAAATGGCGAGATTGTGCTTGCCGCTTACGAGCGCGTTGACGTTCGCTCGCCTGCAATTCGTGCTGAGCATATGTCGTCGGCGCGACGCGAAACAAACCTGATGTTTTCCGAATGGAGTAACCGCGGCGTCACGCTCTGGACGCTGGCGCGGACGCAGACCACTCTGACGCAGGGAACTGCGACTTATTCGGTCAACGCCAACACCATCATGATTCTTGATTCATCGATCGTGCTCAACTTCGGGCAGGCGAATGAATCGCGACGATATATCACGCCAATTTCGTATTCGGAATATATAACGTATGCAAACCAACAGACGCCAGGGCCGCCGACCGTGTATTTTTTCGACCGTCAAATAGCGCCGAATATTACATTTTGGCCCGTTCCTGATGGTAATGGTCCTTACACATGGGATTTCTATTCGTACATCCAGATTCAAGACGCCAATTTTGCGGGTGGTGAAACCCCGAACGTGCCGTGGCGCTGGAACGACGCCATCGTGGCTGGGCTCGCCGGCCGATTGGCGAAGATTTATCCCCCGCAGGGCGCCCCGATGGTGGATCGCATCACCTTCGAAAAACAGCGGGGAGAGGACGCCGAAAAGGCTTTCTCGATAGCCTCGACTCAGGATACCCAGAACGTGCCGATGAAATTTTCGCCGAATGTGCTCGCGTATTATCCGAGGTAGGGCAGAATGTCCTGGCGCCCACATCCGAAGCATACCGTCACCGACCCCGATTCCCCTCGCGCATGGGCAACTTGTGACCGCACGGGATTTGTTGGGAATATTGATGATTTGCAATGGCAGTATGAATGGGCGGGGACGAATCTTGTTAACAAACGCCAGCTTGTGCTAACCGACTATTTGGATGAACCGCAACGCCAACTCGGCACGCTCATTCTGCCGGCCGATCCGCCATCAATCATGAACGCGCGGCCGGAAATCTATTCGATCGATGAAGAAGGATCGTCGCTAACGACCGAATCTGGTTCACTCCTGGTCGCTGAGAACGGTAGGATATTGACGCCATGACTGGTGCCGTAACACCATTCAATCAGTATGTAGCCGGAGTGCCTGCCGCTGTTACTCCGCTCAATCTGACGGATACTTTTTATGTTTTGCAAAATGGTGTTTCAGCAGGTGTTCCGGCTTCTGCGGTTGGTTCTATAATCAGTAGGACTGTGAATGCTGCCACGGTTCCTGGACCAGTGGCCCTTAACTTGGTTACGCTTGTGGATTTAGGCACAAACGCCACGGGTAGCGTACTCGATGCGTTTGGTTGGTTGACCGGCCAAGTGTACGGAACGCGCTTTACCTACACCGCTCAGGGAAACAGTTTGCATAACGGACTCACTGTTTCTGCAGTCGCGGGAGGGGACGTTGCCTCGATCGCGGCCATGTCGTCGGCCGTCTACGCCAACAGGACATTAGGAGGTCTGGGGACCGGCAGCGGCGCTTTGTACGGGTTTCTCTCGTTTATCAACGTCGGCGCATCGGGGACGGTGCCGTGGGTCATCGCCAACGAGGCGGAAGCTCTCGGCGCCACGGGCGCGACCATCACCCGCCGCGTCGCCTACAGCGCCAACACTCAGGGGACGGTGCAGGGCTCGCTTGTCGACGCCGCATTCGTCGTCAACGCTCAGACCGACCTCTACGGAAGTCCGGCAGGGTTCAAAGATTTGATGCTCGTCAGCAGTAATTTCTACGGCGCAGGACAGGTGCCGCTCGACACCGCCGGAAACTTCTTTCGTTCCGATGCGGCGATCACCGTCGCAAACTTTGCAAACCTTGCAAACGTCACGGTCACCGGCAATATCCTTAATTTTCCGAATGTGGTTCTTACTGGTGCAGGTCGACTGGGCCTGCTCAACACATCGCCAAAGACCAATATCGATGTTAATGCGAACACATCATCCTCACCTTCTCTAGCGTCTTCAACATCGCTCCAGCGCTGGCAGGCCGCAGACGGTATCAGTAGCGGATGGGAGAGCGTCACCTATACCAACGGCAACGCCGTGGGAAATATCTTATCTGGCGCTCTTGCGGAAGGAACGTCGGCCACCCCGACTGCAACACTTACCAATCGCGCGTTGTGGAATATGCGCGCCTATGGGTACAATGGCGGCTTCCAGCCTGCCGCATCTATTGTGATTGAGAGTGCGGAGAATTGGTCGTCTGGGCATCAGGGCACGTTTATTGCATTTAATACGACGCCCACCGGCTCAATTACTGTGGCTCAAGCCATGCTAATTTTCGCCAGCGGTGGCCTCGGCGTGGGTGCGGCGCCCGCTGATCCCGGGGCCGGCGGAATTTTTGCGACCGATATTTACAGTAGCGATGCAAGTTTTCTGATCCGCACAAAGACCACGCTCAACAACGGCGCTTCAAGCAATACAGGGACATTGACCAACGCGCCGGCATCTGGCAATCCCACAAAATGGATTTCTATCGACGATAACGGAACAACGCGGAAAATTCCCGCATGGTGAAAGTGTCGAACATGCAGTCATCACCCCCCTCCATTCCTGCTTCTGCGCCTCTCAGGCCGAGCGCCGAACAAGTCACGATTCAACTGTTGGAAGCGGAAGTAGCCAACTATCGACGCCAACTCGGTGCCTTTGTGGTAAGGATCAATGAATTGACTGATGAACTGGCTGGCGTCACCAAAGAACGTGATGAATGTAACAACAAGGCCAAGCCGGAACCATGAGCCTCACTTACACCACCTACGTCAATACGTTGGCGCAAATGTTGGTCGTTCCCTCGGGCGACCCGCGGTTTGTTGCCGTATTGCCTTCGATCATCGATGACGCCGAACAGCGTATCTATCGCGAACTGGATTTATTGGCAGAGCGCGTTTCCGATGTCGGAAACGCGACGCCGAATAGCCGCGGTTTCACACTGCCGACGCTTTTTGGAAAGTTTGTGGTTGTAGAAGAAGTTTTGGTCGGTACGCCGGCCGGCACAGCAAATAATACTACTCCACTGACAGCGGTCAGCAGTGAGTGTTTGCATGCGTTGTTCACCGACTACACTCCAGCAGCCTCAGGTGTGCCGCGATATTGGTCGCCATTCAACAGTACGATCATTCAGATTGTTCCTGCCCCGGACCAAGCCTATTTTATCACCGTAATAGGCACACAACGACCGGCACCATTGTCCGCCAGCAATACGACTACCGTTCTGTCGACTATGCTGCCGGATTTGTTCATGGCAGCATCATTGGTTTTCGGCGCTGGATATCAGAAAAACTTCGGGGCGATGAGCGACGATCCAAGGGCCGCTCAGAGTTGGGAAGCGCATTATCAATCGCTCAAACAATCCGCCCAAGTCGAGGAAATGCGGAAGAAATTGACATCGCAAGGATGGTCGAGCAAAGAGCCTGCGCCGCTGGCAACGCCGCCGCGAAACTGATAATAGGAGAAAGCATTGGCGGACCCCCTGACTTCAAACGTTGGATTGGCGGTTCCCACGCGCGGGTCCGATAGCGGCACTTGGGATGTGCCGGTGAACGGCAATATGAATGCCACCGACGGTATGTTTGGCGGGGTATTTGCCCAATCGCTGACCAACGCCAATGTCACGCTTTCAGTGCCGGCAGGGTTTACCGCCACACCATCGGCGGGACCAACGCAATCGCAAAATGCGATAATCAGATTTACCGGAAGTCTGAGCGGGAATTGTGTCATCACGTTTCCGCGGCCCGGCATCTACGTGGCGGAAAACCGCTGCACCGTCGGTTCTTTCTATGTGCAATTGACGAACGGCGGCGGCGGGGAAGTAATCGGCATTCCCGATGGGGAAGCGGTTGATGTCTATTCCGATGGCACCAACATGCGGTTTCGCAATCTTGGGGGGCGCGTTGGGACGATTGAACATTTTTCCGGCATATCCGCCGTGCCGCCGTGGATTGGCGCCTGCACGGTGCCGCCCTATTTGCTCTGCGATGGTTCTATCTACAACGTTTCGACCTATCCGTTTTTGGGAGCGAAGTTCGGTGCGACCTTCGGCGGCAACGGGAGTTCAACCTTCGGAGTGCCGGATTTGCGCGGACGCTATCCGTTGGCACTCGATGCCTCAGGTTTGCGGGTCACGAACGCGATCAGTAATGTCAATGCTGCGGTCCTGGGTGCCGCGGGAGGCGATCAATCGCAGACGAGCCACAGTCACAGTTTTTCCGGCAGCACCACCCCGGCGCTCAATTCGGCCGGCATCGTGCAGTGGACCGGACCTGGGGGAAATTTTCTCGGCGGCAATACCGTCGTGCCGGCGTCGAGTGCGTTCGTGGCGCCGATGGGTTCCGGCGGTACGTTCGCGCAGATTCAGCCGACTGTGAGCGTGAGCATCAGCGGTACTACCGGCGCTACAGGTAACGGCAATTCGCAGAATATGCCGCCAGTTCAGGTTACCGGCATATGGCTGGTGCGGGCGGCGTAGAGCCATGCCGTTTGGGTCTGTCAAGCTAATTCCGGGGGTTAACACGGAAAGGACTCCTACGCTTCTGGAAGCGTCTTTTGCTGCCTCGCAGGCAATTCGCTTCAAAGATTCGCTGGTGCAAAAGCAGGGAGGGTTTCAGAAGTTCTACGCGAATCCGGTGTCTGGCACGCCGCGCGATATGCACGCCTGGCAAGATTTGAATCAGGTGAATCACCTTGCCGTCGGCGCCACAACGCAGTTGGCGATCATCACCTCGGGGACGCTTAACGTCGTCACCCCGCAAACCCTGACGACGAATTTTACCGCCACGGGGAATTTTTCCTTCACCGCCAATTCGACGACGGTCGGTATTACCGATGCCAACGTGACCAATGTCACGATCCTCGACGCGATTTATTTGAATACGCCGGTTTATGGCGCTGGCGTGGTGCTCTCCGGGCTTTATCCCATCACCGCGATTACCGGGGTGAACGCCTATCAGATACAATGTGCGCTCGCTGCGGCGACGACAACCACGACAGCGCACACGCCCATCTTCACATCTTCGGCAAATTCGGCAACGGTTTCCGTCGAGATTGATGCACACGGCGTTGCGGCCGGTTCGACCGTGGTGTTTCCGATTACGACTTCGCTCAATGGATTGAGCGTTCAAGGAAGTTATGCGGCAAATACCATCACCGATGCCAACGATTTCACCATCACGGCAAACGTGCAGGCGACGGCGGTCGGCACCACGGCGATGAATGCAGGACGGGCGCAACTTGTCTACTACCTCAATTTAGGCCCGCCGGCCGGGGGGTCCGGGTTTGGCTTGGGCGGTTTTGGTTCGGGTGGGTTCGGCACCGGCGCGACGCCGGCATCGCAGAGTGGAACGCCCATCACCACGACCGATTATACCTCGGACAACTGGGGCGAAATTCTTCTCGCTTGTCCGATCAACGGCGGGCTTTATCAGTTCGATCCGACCGCCGGGTTTACCAATGCGGCGTTGGTACGCACCGCGCCGATTTTCAACGGCGGCATGTTTGTTTCGATGGCACAGCAGATCGTGGTGCTGTGGGGTTCGACGGTCACCGAAGCGATCGGCGTCGCACAAGACCCGCTGTTTATCAAATGGTGTACCATCGGGGATTTTCTTTCCAGCAGCGCATGGGTGCCATTGACCATAAATCAAGCGGGCGGCTATCGCATTCCGACCGGCTCGAAGATCGTCGCCGGGATGGCGGCGCCGAATCAAAATCTCATCTGGACCGACCTGGACTGCTGGGCGATGACCTACCAGGGTCCGCCGTTTGTCTACGGGTTCAACAAGATCGGCGCGGGGGCGGGCGCGGTTTCGACACATGCGGCGCAGCAGTTGCGCGGTTTGGTGTTCTGGTGGGGGCCGAACAATTTCTACGTCTATTCCGGCGGGGCCGTTTCCGTGCTGCCGTGCCCGGTGTGGGATTCGGTGTTTCAGAATTTGAATACGGCGTTTACCAAGAATGTACGGGCGATGCCCAATACGCCGTTCAATGAAGTGGGCTGGCTGTTTCCATCAACCGCGTCGTCTTCGGGCGAATGCGATTCGCACATCAAGTTCAACATCACCGAACCGGGCGCGCCATGGGACATCAACATCGGCAATTCGCAATTGGCAAGAAGCGCATGGATCGACCAGACGATTCTCGGCTTCCCGATCGGGGCATCCTCGCAAGGGTTCATCTATCAGCATGAAACCACCAACGACGCCGATGGTTCGCCGCTCAACTGGTCGTGGACCACGGGTTATTTCGAGATCGGGGAAGGGGAGGACTTCTTCTTCGTCGACCAGATCATCCCGGATTTCAAGCTCGGAACCTATGCGGCAAGCCAAGGGGCGCAAATCCAGTTGACCTTCAACGTGGTCAATTACCCGACCGATACCCCCTTGACCTATGGGCCGTACCTGTTCAATTCTTCGGTGGAATTCCTCTCGGTGGGCTTTCGCGGCCGGCAAATGTCGATTACCGCTTCGGGAAGCGATCTCGGATCGTTCAATCGGCTGGGGCGGGTGCGGTATCGCTATCGGCCGGATGGGAGGGCGTGATGCCAAACGAAAAATCGCCCGATCTTTGCGACTGTTGCTTTTATCCCCAGCCGGGGCCGCATCATTTGACTTGTGCCTATCGAATACCGGATCACCCGGTGCTCAAACTTCCGATGTGGTCGGGAAAGTATTACAACGCGAGCGCCGATCCTGATGACGTGACCAACGAAAACGGGGATGGGTAATGCGACCGCCACTGCCGGATGGGTTTCTATGGCTGCTCTTGGGCGGATGCGTCGCCTCCGCTCTCATAACCGCAGCGATTCTCTATTTGTCAGGTCGCAATGGCTAATTCCGCCCTCGAAATCATCAATGATCACATCGGCGGCGGTCAGGCAAAGCTCGTAGCGTACCGCAAGGCGTATTCAGGTTCAGGGGTTTACGTCACGAAGTTTTCCAAACAAGATGAGAGACTGTTGGAAAGCCTGATGGCAGCGCGCGATCTGCTCGACGCGGCGCAGTTCGGAATCAACGATGACGGTTTTCGCTTGGCGTTGCAGAATTGGGCAGCGCTCGAATGGGGTGGATTTTATAATCGGGCGACGTTGAAAAAAACAGCGGTGTTGCAGAAGCCTGAAAAGAGGGAGTTGGTACGTGGGTAAGCCGTGGCCGAAGGACAGTCCGCGTCGTTTGGCACAGGCCGAACGCATGCGCGCCAACAACGCGGATGAGAATTTTACCGCTCGCCGTATCGCTGGCGTGTCCGCCAGCGAAAAACACAAGGATCACTTGCGTCGGCTCATCGCGAAGAACCGTGCCACACCGGAACAGGTCCGGCAAGCAGCAAGGCGCCCCGACGTGAAGGCAAAAAAACGTGCCGCCTCGATCAAAATGCAGGATAAGCGCCGGGGTGCTCCTATCCCCGAAGGCTACGAATCGGAGTACAAGAAGCTGCGCAAGGTTTGGGGTATGCCCGAAGCCTTGCGGATGATCCGGTTGCAGCGCGGCAAGGACTTGCGGGCGCTATGCCATTAAACAAGTCAAAATCGGACGCGGCCTTCAAGGAGAACGTCCGCACCCTCATGGGAGAAGTGGGCAAGAGCAAGCATGTCAAATCGCGGGAACAGGCCCTAGCGATCGCCTACGCGACGCAACGGCGAGGCAAGAAAAAGGGTGGTCCGGTTCACTTCCAGTACGGCGGCTTTGCCAATCCGGCCGCTGCGCCAGTCAGTGGGCCGGAAACCGGCGGACTTGGAATGGCGGCGCCTCCGTCGCCCATGCCAACGGCCGTGGCCGCGTTTTCCCCGCCTCCCGTCACGGCGCCTGCCCCTACAGCCTATAGCCAGCCAGCGGCCATGCCTGCGCCGCCGATGGCCCCGCAAACCGGTGCCGGTTTGGGCGGCTTGGGAAGGCTTATGCCGGGCATCGGCGGGGGTGGTCAGTGGGGCGGGAATCCGGGCGGATTGTTCGCGGGCGCCGGAATGGGTTATCCTGGTTCAATGGCTGGACCGCAGTCAACGAAACACGGCGGCGTGGCGAGGGGGTACGCGTTGGGCGGACCGCCGATGCCGTGGTTTTCAAAGAATGAGGCGCGCGGGCTTTCTCACACTGGCCCGATTCCGTCGATTGTGCCAGGGCGCACGGATAGACACAACGTAAACGTTCGTTCCGGTTCTTATATACTTCCGGCCGACACCATTAGTCACTTAGGCCAAAATAATAGTTCCGCAGGTTATGCGGTCGTCGGAAAGATGTTCGGGCGCGGACCGTTCGCAGCATCTGCGCCGAAAATGGGGCATCGCATGGGACTTCCCAAGCCGCCGAAGTTACAAGGCGTGATGACTTCGGAAGGTGGAGCAAGGGGACGCGACCTCGGAACACCCGTACCGATTGTTGCGGCCGGTGGTGAGGACGCGCTATCGCCAGAAGAAGTGGCCATGGTCGGGGCGGGCGAAGGCGATATAGAAAAGGGCCGTCGGATTATCGCATCAAGCGGCGTCCATCCGATCGACGTGGAGAATGGCCATAAGATTCTCGATATGTTTGCTATGAAGATACGCAAGAAACACATCTCCACCCTCAAAGGGCTTCCACCGCCGGCAAAGTCATGAGTTATCTGGTTATCGACACGGAGACTACCGGTCTCACCTTTGATCATCTGCGCGCCGACGCGCCGGAACAGCCGCGCATGGCATCATGCGCGCTGTTGTTTGTCAACGATTCTTTGGAGTTGGAACATGAGTGGAATGGACTGATTAAGCCGGATGGCTGGACGATGCCGGCTGAAGTCGAACGGATCAATGGCCTGTCGACGGAAAAGCTGCTGGCCTCAGGTGGCGCGGTATTCTATTCACTGGCTATCTATGGAGCGGCGGTTGATACGGGCCGCGTCGTCGTCGCCCATAATATTCATTTCGATACGAAAATCATTCGCGGCGAACTCCGTCGCAGTGGACTTTCGGATCGGTATAATCAAACCCGCACCATCTGTACAATGATCCATGGGCGACGTGTCTGCGGACGCGGTTCGCTGGCGTTCGTTCACGAAACACTTTGCGGCGCCAAACTTCAGGACGCGCATTCGGCCCGCGCCGACGCTCATGCATGTTTGCGCGTATTGCGTGAACTCTCACGGCGTGCAGGAAACCCGTCAATGTTGGTGAATCTGCCGAGGGTTGCCGCATGACGCCGCGCATTGCCACCCGCGCCGACGAACCGGAGATCATGCGGCTGTTGCACATGATGCACGAAGAATGCGGGATGCTGTCGCTGGACGAGGATTGCGCGCGGCGGACCTTTGCGCGGGCGTTTGATCGGCAGGGCGGCATCATCGGCGCAATCGACGACCGGAAACAGCCGGGCCGTATCGAGGCGATGATATTTCTTCTGTTTGCAAAATTCTGGTACACCAACGACGATCATCTGGAAGAATTGTTCAACTATGTGCGCCCCGATTGCCGCGACACTGATCATGCGAAGACTCTGATCACCTTCGCCAAGAACTGCGCCGAGAAAATTGGCATTCCTTTGATGATCGGCGTGCTGACAAATAAACGAATGGCGGCCAAGGTGAGACTCTATCGGCGAGTATTGGGAAACCCGCGCGGGACTTTCTTCGTGCACAATGCCCCCTCGCGCTGGGCGACCGACGATTATTCCAACGAGGACTTCTGGCGGGCGACATTTGCCCATCGCAAAGACAAGACCGCGGCGTTGCCCGTTACGATGTCAACGGCATCCATGGTGGGGATGATCTAGCAAATGTCGAAGGGAACAAATACAACTACGACCAACACCGCTCCGAACGCTGCGGCGATGGGGGCCTATCAGAACTTGCTCGGCATTTCGCAGGGGGTCGCGAACGCCAATCCGTTTCAAACATATTCAGGCGAGTTTACAGCCCCGGTCAATCAACAACAATACGGCGGAATTTCCAACATCAATAATTACGCAGAATCGGCGCAACCGGCCATCGGTGTGGCCGAACGCCTCGCGCTCATGGGTGCGGCTCCGATCACTTCGGGGGACATTCAGGGTTATTATAATCCGTGGCAGCAACAAGTTGTTCAAGCGACGGAAAATCAATTTCAGAATACCAACGCCCAGCAGCAGCAACAAGTGCTGGGCAACGCGGCATTGCAAGGCGCGCTCGGTGGCGACCGCGTGGGCGTGGCGCAAGCCAATCTCGCTGGCCAACAGCAAATGGCGCAAGACCCGGTAATTGCCCAACTCGAATCACAGGGGTTCAATCAGGCGGCGCAGCTTGCACTCGCGGCAAAGCAGCAGGAAGCACAAGGCGCCTATTCGCTCGGGAATCTGGGCGTGGCAGGCCAGCAGGCCGGATTGACCGGCGCAGGCGCGCAAGTTCAAGCCGGAACACTCGAACAGCAGACCCAACAGCAGCTTGACGCCGCCCTGTATAACCAATTCCTCATGCAACAAGCCTTCCCCTACCAGCAGACCCAATGGCTTGCGGGTATAGATACCGGGGTCGGCTCGCAGATGGGGGGAACCTCGCAGACCACGGTGCCGCCGCCGAGCTTGCTGGCGCAGTTGGGCGGGTTAGGGCTTGCCGGCGTCGGCGTCATCGGCGGCACGGGCGGATTTGGCAAAAGTGGATGGCTTACAGGTGCCCGCCATGGCGGGGCTATCGAGGCGCACCAGCACGACGATGGTGTCTGGCGCGTTCCGGGCTTTGCCGATGGCGGGGTGCCGGTGATGATCGGCCAGCCGCTCTACGGCGGTATTTCGGGGTTTGTTCCGCAGACGCAGATCACCCGCGGCCGGGGAGCACCTCCCCCTCCGGGCACAGCCCCATCCAGCGCCACGCAGATGGTGCAGGATGCACAGAAGATCGCATCGGCATTCAAGGGCACGGGGGGCTTGGGAAAATCGACTGTGGGCGCTCCCATGGGGCTCGCACCCGCTGCGGACGGGCCGGTACAGTCTCCCGGATTGAGCCCCGCCACTACGCCTTTGGGGGATGAAGGAATCTATGCCCGTGGGGGGATCGTTGACCGTCTGCCGACCCATAACCGCATCGATCTGACCCGTCGCGCAGGCTTTGGCTTGGGTTCCGTGATGCCGATGCACCGGCAGGAAGGCGGCGATGTGGTCGAGATTCCCGCCGAAGATTTGCCGGCGCAGACTCCCCCGGAAGCCTTGGCCGCATGGCGGCAGGGGCGCGATCTGGCGATTGCCAATGGGGAAGGGGGTGTTGGGGTTCCACCATCGGCACTGCCCTTTGCTTCGACCGAGTCTGCCCCCGTGGCGGGGATTTCGGGGACTCCCGTTGCGGACCGCATGGCCGCGACCTACGGGCAACGGCAGCCTGTGACCGTACAGCGCGGGACTGGCGAAAGCGTGCCGTGGTCGTCATCTCAATCGAATATCTGGCCGTCGTTGATGGCGGCGGGCTTCGGCATGATGTCTTCGCGTAGTCCGTTCCCCGGCGTTGCGATCGGGGAAGGGGGATTGCAAGGGCTTGGAACATATACACAGTTGGGCAAGGAACAGCGCGCGGAGGCGATGACCCAACAGAAAATAAATCAGGCGGCGGATAATCTCGCGCTGCATGCGGAACAGGTGCAGAAGAACATTGCACATCAGACAAAGCAAGAGAATTTGGAACAAGAGAAGTTCACATTCACTAAACAAAAGACGGATACGCCGTTCGGTTGGACGCGCGGCGACAACGGACAACTCATTCCAACTCCCGGTGGCCCGCATGATCCAGCAACCATTCGCGCGGAGTCGGAAGCTAAGGGCGAAAACTGGAAACAGACATTCGATCCCACGACCGGGCAAATCCTGTGGTTCAACACGAAGACTATGGAGACGCGCGACCAGAAGGGTAATCCGGTGACGCCGCCCAGTGGCCCATCACCTTCTGCTCCGGTTCCGCCTGCGCCGGGAACACCCACTTCGCAAGAGCCGGCATTGCCTTCCTCGCCAACTCAGGTGGGCAATGCGCCAGCGGGACCGATCAAAGTTGCCTCTACCGATCCCAATCTCGTGGGAATCGTGCGTGCCAATGCGGCACAGGCGGCGCAACCGTTCAATTACGGACACGATGCGCCGTATGTCGAAAAAGGCATGGAGGTTCCAGAACCGCAAGCGATCGGCGGCAAGTCCACTGCGGCGATCAAACAGGCCGGTGAATATTTCTTGCAAACCGGAAAACTGCCGGCTGGATTTTCCATTCCCAAGGGCAATAATCCCGTTGCGGTCACTCAAGCTTTGGCAGGCAATTCCGCAATCAACTACGCAAGTGCGCTTGCCAGTTCGCGCGGGATTACGCCCGAGCAGGCGTCCGAGACGTGGCGTTCGGCACCGGGCATGCTGCGGTTCATCATGGGACCGGATGGGCGCGCTACAGTCTCGCTCGGCGTCGCGCAACGGCACCTTGATACTTTGATGGAATATGCGCGCGAATGGGACAAGGCAACAATCTCTGGCCATTCGCAGACGTTGCGTTCGTTGCAAGAACGGATCATGCGGGAATTCGGTTCCGATGCGTCAAGCGGATTGCGTGCGTCAGCGCAGATCATGGGGCCGGAAATCGTCAAGGCCATCGGCATCGCCGGTGGAGGTTCCGACAGAGATCGTTCTGAGGCGACTGCCTTGTGGACAGCAGCAAACAGTCTGCCGCAGATGGAAGCTGCGGCAAAGGCCACGCAACGCCTGATGACCGGCCAGTTGCAGGGCAAGGAAAACATGGCCCTCTCGGTTGGCGTGACGCCGGAACGGTTCAAGACTCTCATCGGGCCTCATGAATATGAGCGGTTGAAGCAGATGGAAGGCGGGGGCGATGGTGGCACGACCGCGCCTGCGCAAACCACCACTCCGCAAGTCCCACCCGGTAGCCGCAAACAAAACGGCTGGTGGTATACACCTGACGGCAAACCGATTGGGCCGGCGCAATAGTCATGGCCGATCCGCCTCCTTTCGATCCGAATCAACCGTTCGAGACAAGTTCGGCCGGGCCACCACCGTTTGACCCATCAAAACCATTTGAAACACATGCGCCGCGCCAAGGCTACGTCGCCAACACCGCCGAAGCCGGGCGTTCTGCGCTGGAAACCATGAACCGCACGCTCAATCCGTTCTCACAGTCTTTTCGACAGGGACGTGAACGGCAAATCAAGGAAGGCCAGACGTTAGGCGAAACGTTGGGCGGCGATACATGGCGCGGCATTGGCGCTGGTGCTGAATTGCTGGCGTCTCCGATCACGGGTGCTTACAAGACCGCGGCGCCCTATCTTGCCGATCTTGAGGCTAAAGCCATTCAGGCGATTGGCGAACCGATCGCACGGACTCTGAGTCCCAATCCCGTGTTGCCGACGACCGAACAGATTTCGCGGGATATCGAGCCGCAAGTGGAAACCGCGTTGGGGCTGGTAGCACCGCGTGCGGGCATGCCAACGGCGGGAAGTGTTTTTCGTCCCTCGGTTCCGGCACCGCCGGCACCACCGCCGCGTCCGCCGACTTCCACCGGGCCGTTCGGCGTGACATTGAGCGAAGGCCAGGCGACGGGCGATCTTTCGACGATCCAGCGCGAGCAGGCGGCATTGCGCGGTACGTCGGGGAAGCCGGCGCAAACGGCGGCACAGGAATTTTACGATCAGCAGCAGGCGCAGTTGGTCGCGGCACAGGGAGACATCGCAAAGTCTCTCGACGTGCTTGGCAATCAAATTATCGCGGCTGGGCCGGCAGAGGCGGGTGATGTCGTTTCCACTGGGATAGGACAGGCAGCGACGACCGCGAAGGCTGGCGTCAAACAGGCTTATGACGTAGCCCGCGGAATGCCCGGCGAGATTCATGCCGGTGTGTTTGAAAATATGGCATCGGGAATCAAGGGTGACTTGTCCCTGCGGTCGGAGCCGGTGATCGTCGATGACCGGCTGACACCGTACGCTTCGCGCATGATCGACGACATCAACAATCGCGTTTCTCAATTGCGCATCCAGAATAAGGCCGATCCGTTTGGCCAACCCAATCCTGAAAACATCGTCGGGGTCAACCTCGCGGGCGTGGACCAGATGCGCAAGCGTCTTTCGTCGATGCGACGGGATGCCTATGCGACCGGTAATGCCGCGGACGGACGCGCTGCACAGGCAATCATTGATGCCTTCGACGAAAGAATAGACGGCGCGATCAACGGCGGAAAATTTACCGGCGATCCGCGAGCCGTCCAAGCGTGGAACGATGCGCGTGCGGCCTATGCGGATTATCGGCAGACGTTCACGGCGGGAAAGAATGATCCGGTCGGGCGTGTGGTGGAACGCATCACCGGAAAAGGAAACAATCCCGCGGCAATTGGTAATGACGTGGCGGATTTTCTTTATGGGTCGTCGGGGGTGAATCCATCGACGCTCAATGTGAACGTTGCCAAACGGGCCAAATCGATTCTCGGTGAACAATCGCCTGAATGGGTAGGCGCTCGCCAAGGTTTGTTTTCTCGGCTCACGGAAACACCTCCCGGCGTGACCGACTGGGGGCCGGGCAAGGTCGCCAACCGCATCAACCAATTTCTGAGTGGCGACGGCAAGGAAATGGCGAAGGTTGTTTTTTCCCAACAAGAGCGCGCGATGCTGCAACGTTACGCCGATCTCATGCGGCAATTGGAAGTGCCGAAGTCGGGCGCCAATTGGTCGAACACCGCAACGTTCATGCAGAAAGTCGGCAACAAGATCACCAGCAATACTGCGGCGGTGATCGGCGGTTTCATGGGGCACACCCTCGGTTTGCCCTACGTCGGGGAGCTTGCGGGAATGGCGGCCGGTAAGGGCGCAGCCAAAGTCATCGGCAAGATCGGCGAGGCGAAGGAAGCCAAAGCCGTTTCCGGCCTGATGCCCACAGTCGCTAATCAGGTCAAGCAGTGGCAGGCGGCGGTGCGCCGGGCGCAGAGCAATGCCACGCCGTCAACCAGGGCGGCCGTCGCCCTCGCCAGCACCAAGCTCGCGGGTTCGCTCAAGCAGATGGGTATAACGGCCGTCGAGGCCGGCGCACCAGCAGGTGCCCAGAATCAGCAGAATAAGGTTAATGGGCCACCACCCCAACAGCATGACGGCGGTGGCGTAAAGCAGGAAGAAAGAGCGCACGGGGGCTCCGTGAGGGGACACTCCATCCTACGCCAGCATGGTGGAAGGGTCAATGCCGCGAATATCGAACGGGAACCTACCGAAAAGCAAAAGGTCGCGGGTAATTATTCAAAAGAGCACTTGTCGTTGTTCGGTTTGGACATCACGATTGAAAACGCGAAGGGCCATGAACGGCGAGGGGTGGATAAGGGCGGCAAGGCGTGGGCGGTGAAAATGCCCGCGCACTACGGCTACGTGAAGGGCACGGAGGGTGCCGACCGGGATCACGTCGATGTTTATTTGGGGCCGCATCGAAACGCACCAATGGTTTATGTTGTTGATCAAAGGAATGCCGAAACTGGCGCGTTCGACGAGCACAAGGCGATGCTCTGTTTTGGATCGGAAGAACAAGCAAAACAAACATATTTGAAAGGATTTTCTGACGGCAAAGGTCGTCAACGGCTAGGTGCCATGACCAGCATGACGATTGAACAATTCAAGCACTGGCTTGAACACCACGACACGACAAAGCCGCTCAAGGAACGTCCGCCGAAACTCCCTCACGCGGCCGTGGGTTACGTCGAGGTCTCCCCACACAAGGACAAACGCTGCGGTGTATGTTCCATGTATGTGCAACCGGATAAAGGTGGGCCATGTACCCTTGTTCGCAACCCTATCGTAAGTGGAGGATATTGCCTTCGATTTAATAAGAAAAGGTGACTAAAGTGGATTCACAAGCTCTCGGTTACGTGCTATACAAGGCACCATGAACTATAGAAAGATATACGCATCGTTGGTTATGGGCGCGTACGGCAGGCCCCGAACGGTTAATGGGGTCTTTGAGACGCATCATATTGTGCCAAAATGTTTGGGTGGTTCGGATGACGATGCTAATTTGGTCAATTTAACGCCGGAAGAACATTATGTTGCACATCAACTTCTGGTTAAGATGCATCCAGGGAATGGAAAGCTGTTGTGGGCGGCTATTGCAATGACGGGTACGGGGCATGGAAGGGGTAACGGACGCCACGGAAATAAACTTTATGGATGGTTGCGGCGTAAATTTATAGAAAACCAGATGGGGCGGCCGTATTCGGAGGAAACGCGACGGAAAATAGGAATCAAGAGCAAAGAAAGAAATAGAGGTAAAAACCATCCTTTGTTTGGCACACATCATTCTGCCGAAACACGCCGTAAAATAAGCTTGGGAAATATAGGCAAGATGAAAGGAATACCGAAAGGTCCGTTTTCCGAGGAACACAAAAGGAAAATAAGTGAGGGGAGACAGAAATTCTTTGCGGCAGGGGGCGAGGTAAATTTTAAGGGCTGCAAACATACGCCAGAAACTAGGGCCAAAATGAGCGCTTATTGGGCGTCTAAACGAGAGGCTAAACCCCATGCCTCCTAACATCGCGCCTCCCCGCGGCGATCTTGACCGCGCCCCGGTTTCCGACCCGGAACAAGGCTGGCCATCGATCATCGAAATTGTCGCCTATTGGTCGAAGGACGGCACCCGCAAGGGCCGGCGCCGCTCTATTGAGATTGACGCCGATCAATTCTTTGGCCGGGGAAAATTCGGTGCGCCCATGTCCGGGGAACAACTGATTGCCGCCGTTGAAAGGCTAAGAAAGCAAGGGCCGGGAAAATGAAGATTTTTACCAGCGCGTCCGGTTATACGTTTGCATTCGGTGTTGCTAACGGCCAAACAAACATTCGCGCGATCTCATGGAACGATCCCGCGACGGAAAGTTTCATGGCCAAGACTGACAATGAGGCAGGTTGGCTTATCGCGCCTTGTCCGATAGGGGCTGACCCGGCCGTAGTAGAGCGTGCCGATGGAGTTATTTGCGTCGGCGAGACAATCGAACTTTATCATTGCGGGAAGCCTTTCGTTTGGGGTCTACGGCTTGCCGTGCCCGCAGGTGACTGGTGAACGAACAAACAAGCAAGCCTCCCTCATGAACCAAACCTGACTCCCATGTCCTTCCTCGACTCACAGACCGCCGCCAATCCTCTTTCCGGGGTTTCTTCCCTTGCCGATGCGGTCACCCAGCTTCAAGCCATTGCCCGCAATCTCGGCCAAGCCAACAACATCGCCTACCGCTCGAATGCGCTCGCCATCGGCACCACGCTTGCTTTCAATGCGCTCGGCACGGCAACCAGCCAAGTGCTTGCCCCCGATACCTCGCAGAATCCAAGGACCGGAATCCTTTTCCATAATCCGATGAGCGCAACGGCGGTCATTGTCTCGCCGTCCTCGATCGCGGCCACCTTCGGATCACCAGGCGGGGGCTACGTGATCCTTCCGCAAGATTATCTCCCCTTGGCGGGTTCCGTTGCCGCCTTTGCCTGGGTCGCTGCCGCACAGGCGGGGACAACCTGTTCATTGACGGTTGCGACTTCGCCCTATTGAGCGCGAATCACTTTAGAATTGTGCCGCATGGTCGGACGCCTCAATCCCAATTGGATCGTTCCTACTGCTCCCCGCGGCACTTCGGATAACCGGGCGGCCTCGACGGCGTTCGTGACGGGAGGCGGTTCGGGTGGAAGAATCGTACTCCCGTCGTCACTCTATCCCGGAAACGTCTTTTATGTCGCTACCAATGGGGTCGATGTCGCGACCGGGGGCACTGCGGCGGCACCGTGGCTCACGTTTGCCTACGCCATGAGTCAATTAACAAGCGTGTTCGACTTCGGCGGGCAGACCGTCACCTTGCAGGCGGTGGCGGGGCACGCGGCGTTTACTCAAACGCTGAATGTGACCGGATGGACGGGTGGAGGAAGCTTTGTTTATGATGGCGGCGGCGGTTCGATAACGGCGGCAAACTCAATATATATTTCAGGAACCATTCCGGGGCAGTTTATGCCTCAGAATGTTACATTAGTTTCCACAAACGGTATCTGTCTTTATATGAATGGAATTGGTGTAGTAACGATTGGCACTGGTGTCACGTTCGGGGCCTGCACCAATGTCCATATATTTTGTGGTGTCGGTGCGCAAGTTAATGGTCCGCAGGGGGATCACTACACCATAAGCGGGGACGCTTCGTTCACCCACGTCGATGTGAACTCAGGAACCGTGTTCCTCGGCAATTGCGGAATAGTTTTTGTTGGCACACGCACTTTTAATGTGTTTGTTCAGGCAGTGTTCTCCGGGCTAATTGTATTTGGAAATAATACGTTTAAGGATTCGGTATCTGGTGGAACGCCCACGGTGCATGCGTCTAAATTTGCCGCTTCTTTGAACGGCGTTATTTACACTGGCGGTGCCGGTGTGAACTATCTGCCTGGGAACTCGCCTGGAAGCACATCATCCGGAGGGCAATATCTCTAATGCCTGTCAGTACAAACTTTGCAACATCATACACTACCGTCAACGATAGTTCTCCGGGTACGCAGGTTTGGAATGTCGCCACTGGCGCCTTTGTTGTTGTCAGCGACGCCGGCTTTCTAGCGTGGCTATCGACGCAGGCACCTAACCCTGCCTCGACTACGCCAAACATTGTGTCCGCTGCCAGCAACGGAGGTGGTGGGACACGTTTCACGCTGTCCCCAGGTGAGAACCCTTCGCCGTTCCAATTCACCACTGGTGCGGTTTATAACATCAGTGGGACCGGCGGTCTTTACGACGGCAATCAAGCCATTACACGAATAGACGCAACCCATGTGGATATTGCGGTTGCTTTTGCCAGCACTTCGACTGGCTTCTTTTTTGGCGCAACTATTATTGATACCATAGCTAACCTTCTTAGCGTGATTGATGCTTACAACCAAAGCATCGTTCCGCCGTCCTACCTCGCCGTCACTTCTGGCGTTAACTACCAGATGGCGAACACGCCGCCGCTAGTGTTTGACTTCACACCAACCGCAGGAGGATTGACGCTTACATTGCCACAGATGAATGTGCCCGGCAGTCTTGCGAAAGGTCGATTATTGTTGATACACAATGCGGGAACGTTTCCCGTTACGGTCAACGATTTTTCGGGGGCGAACGTCTATCCGGGCACGAGTTTCCTTCCTGGCGCGTTTGCAGAATTTTATCTAAGTGACAATTCGACGAAACAAGGAGGGTTCTCTCGGTTCCCCGTCTTGGCGCGGTCCACTATCGGTATCGGGGATACGAATGCCACGTTGAGTGCGCGTCAGTCCACGCTGGCGATTTACCACACTACGGCGGCGGGGCTTAGCACCCCCCGGACGTGGACTTTGCCAGTGTCCGCGCAGATGTTTTCGTCGCTGGCGTTAATAACCGACGAGGCCGGCGCGGTTACTGCGACAAATACACTGTCTATTGCTCCACAGGGCGGGGAACTAATCAACGGAGTTGCCACTTCTGTCGTTCTCAAACGTGCTTTCGATTTCGTCTTATTGGAAGCCACTGCTGACGGACTCGGTTGGACCATCGTCGGGGGCAAGGGCGCGCTGGCCTCGACCGATCTCTCCGACCTGCCGATCCCGGTGGCGAGCGGGGGAACGGGCAATACAACAGGTCAGCCGAGTGGGTCGGCGGGCGGCGATCTTGGCGGCACCTATCCAAATCCCACCGTGGTTCAAGTCGAGAACGACACGGTTATGGTCGGTGATCTTCTCGCAACGAATACCGCAGCGCCTTCCTCGCCAGCCGCCGGCAAGACGCGCATCTACGTCGATTCCACGTCGAAAAATATCGCGGCTAAGAACGATGCCGGCACGGTCAATCACGCAGTGCAGACAGTCGCGGCGACGGCGAGTCAATGGATACGCGCGATTGCCGATGATGGTTCATCCACGAAAAGCCAGCCAGCCTTTTCTGATATTTCTGGCACGGCTGCATCCGGTCAGTTGAGCGGCGCCTATACGGGCATAACAGGTCTTGGTACGCTCACGTCGCTTGCGCTCTCTGGGGCCGAAACATTGAGCCAGGCGGTCGGCTCAGCGCAGATTGACAATACCGGACAGAGTACGTCGGCGGTGCTTAATGCCAACAATCTCGTTATAGCTGGAAGCGGCGGATATGTGTTTATAGTCCAAGATGTCGGGGGAGGCCAGATCGGAATTTACGTCGGGGATAGCGCCACTACTACATCTTTAGTGGGAGGGACCGCCGGGTGGACGGCCTCCACTAGAACCCCTTCAGGTGGGTTGTCATCGGTCGCTTGGGATACGTCGGCGAATTTCCGCATCTATAACAACGTCGGGGCAACGATTAACGTTCGGGTCTATGCGATTAAGATGCGGTGATCGTCGGCAGGACAATTTTAGAAAAATGGAAAAACCGGCCTCGATCTTCCTCACCCATCCCTGTCGCCAGCGCGGCTGCGCCGATTGGGATTGGGAGAACGACCGGCCGTGCGGGTGGTGTTTATGGAAGGAACCGCGCGGAATCTCCCTAGAAAATGAAGACCGCCACCACAAAACACCCAGCGATCAACACGCCAAGAACGCCCAAGAGCCGGATGAAGTGAAAGAAGTCTCTTGGGTTCATCAGGAATCTCCCTGAGTTTCTTCGGCTGGCGCGTCGATCAACGTGCGGAGTTTCTTCAAGATCGTCGCATTGGGGGCGATCTTTTCGAGATTGGTGATCGATTGTGCGAGCGCCTGCGCGGCCAACTGGTCGTCATTGAGCAGCGCTCCCCCATGGGTGAGATTATCGCGGGCGACAAGAACTGCGACCATCGTATTGCGCACGCCATGCAGAAGATTCGTCTGCCGTTCCATCATGCGCTTTGAGGCGGTAGCCATGTCGGCTTCGGAATTCTCGCAATGCTCGACGAGAATCTTCGCCTGATCGGCGGCAAGCTGAACCGCTCTTGCTCCTTCCTCACACATGCGTTGAAATTCATCGGCAAGGGAATTAAATGCAGTGACCGCCTTGTCGCGGGTATCGCGCAAGTCCTTGGCATGGTCCTTCATCTGGTGTTCGATCAAGGAGGCCGCCCGCTTTGCGGTGATCGGCGGATCGGTAAGGTCTACTGCCACCGGGCCGGCATCGTCGGTCGTAACGATGGCGGATTGTCGGCCTTGGGCAGACAGGCGCGCGGTTTCTGCCACTGCTTCCTCCATCGTATTAGGGCCTTCGGCGAGGAATTGCGGAATGCGGGGAAGATCGGGCATGGCGACGGCGGGGCCGTTGCTGATCTTGCGGTGACGCTTGCCGAAGGGAATGTCTGCGAGGCTCATAGCGGTTCTCCTGTTTTGCGGTTGATGACTTCGCCCCGCAAGGTCTTCTTGCGGTAATCCTCCCGCCCTCCCGGTAATGGGGAGCGTGATAAAGTCGCCCCGATATCGCGTCTGCGCTGGCGTTTGGACTTGGCGACCCAAGGCGTGTCGACCTTGTGATTGTGCTCGATGTTGCATTTTGGATGGGCCAGTCCGTCAGCCGGTGCGCCAGTGATAGCGTGCGGCGCCGGCATGTGCGATTCGTGCCAGCGGATGCCGCGGATGATGGGGAGTCCGCAAATATTACAGAGTGGGTTCGATGTCGTCAGTCCTGCCGCGATCTGCTCCGCGAGCACGCGGTCGTAAAGTTCCTCACGTGCGGAGGCCGAAAGGCGGCGGCGTTTGAAGAATCTCATTTGAATTCCTTGGCCAGTTCCTTGGCTTGGGCATAGAGAATATCGAACTGCGCTTCTGAAATAACGACGTGGTAGGAAATGCCGGTCGCGGAGTTGGTCGCGTCAACGTTGAAAGTGACGGCGAGATCATCGCCATCCCGTTTCATTCCGACGCTGCGCGGCCAGCCGAGAGCAAGGTTGGTCATGCGCCCGCTCGGGTTTTGACGTTTAATCTGCATGAGAGTGGTCCTTTTCGATTGAAAGAAAGAGCGCGGGCGACGAACTGGGGGAACAGTGTTTCGCCGCCCGCGGCGCGGGATGTCCTTTCCTACATGCCCGCGTTACGCAGCAACCCGTTCAGCCATGATGAGCGCGCGCATGGAAGCGCCGAAGTCCGCGCGCACGCGTTCCTTGTTCGGGGTATCAAGCGCGGCAATGCGCTTTTGTACGTCTTCGCTCTCGCCCCAGTCTTTGAGCGCGCCCGCAGTCTTTTGTGTGCGCAATTCGTTGATGAGGATCGAGGCTGCGCGTTCCTGTGCGCCAGCAAGGCCATTCGCGGCTGGTTTGCCGTTGCTCGCGAGTAGCCGCTTGAGCCGCTCAGCTTCCGCCGGCAGGATGACCGCAGTCTTACCTTTCATTTCGATATCGACCCACGTCGAAGGAACGTCGTACAAGTAGCGCCCGACTCCCCAGCGCACGGCGGCGCGTTTGAAGGCGTCCGACAGTGCCCCTTTTTCCGCCTCGTAGTCGGTATCGCCCGCGCCGTCCGCCTTGAAAATCCATTCGTCGCCGACCTTGATGCCGATGCGGCACACGGTCTTGCCATTGGCGTGCGGATAATCGTTGCACCAGCCGCCGGGGCCGCAGGCTTCGTCGAGCCGATCGGCAACGTCACGCGCGTCGATGTAGCACATGGCAAGGCCACGATCTTTCTTCTCGGTCGTCGCACCAATGCGCCATGACACTTTGTCAGGTGCGAACGGGGCCTTGAGTTTGGCAAATAGATCGGTACTCATCACAGACTCCTTTGGGTTGACGATGATATTCCGGCGGGTAGTTCTTTCTTGAGTTTGCGGTAGGCGCGGGCGTCGGACAGGATCGCGTCGACCAATTTCTCCGACAGGCCGACCTTGGCGAGGGCCTTGAGGGCGGCAATCGGATCATCGACCGTTAGGGTTTCCTTGGCCCGCAATGCCATGCTGCGGCCTCCGAGTGCACTGCCGAATCGAACCGGGACTGCGCGTTCGGCAATCGCAGCGGCGCGCGCTGCAACCTTGTAATCGGCAAAACTCGCGTCCGCTTGCTCGATCGCTTGGCCGATATCGATTCCGCATTCGCCCACGTCCGCCGCCGCAATAGCATCTTGTTCGCGGGCTTCGGCTTCCCGTGCCAGGCGTTCGGCTTCTGCTGCTTCGGCGGCCAATCGCGCGGCCTCGGCAGCGCGCGCGGCTTCCTGCGCTCGCGCGAAGGCGTTGAGGCGGTCGCGCAGAACCGCAAGTAACCGATCGAGAGATTCCCGCGCCGGCCGGTAGGCGTCGTTGATCGCCTTGACCTGCGCATTGAGTGGATCGACCTTGCCGCGCCGTTCGCCGTCGAGTTCCTCAAGCGTGACCTTGACGCTTTCGAGCCAGCGTGCGGCGTCTTTCGCTTCCTTAGCGTTGGTGACGGCGGGCGTTTCTTTGAGGAAGTTATTGAGTTCGCGATACGTATCGCGCGCGAGCGTGATTTGATCGGGATGGTTGTCCACGCGCGTGACCATTCGGTCGCCAGCGGGAATATCGATGCCGAGATCGTTCATCGCACCTACTCCGCGGCCTGAAGGAACTGAAATCCTGGCTGTTCGCACAACAGCCGATGGCGCTGGCCGGCGATGCGATCGGCCAATTCGCGCAAGGTATCCTCCGCGCGCCGAAGGTTGAAATCGGACATCGATTGATCAGCCATGAAGGCGCGATCGGCGATGGCGAGATCAACTTGATGTACCGCGTCCGCCACCGCGCGGGTGAAGTAAGAAAGCAACAACGCCTTACTCATGGTTCAGTCTCCCCTTTGCCTTTGCCAAGTCGAAGCCCTTTGCCCAGGGCTGGTTTCAGTCACGTCATGTCAGCATCAAGTCGCACGAACTGAAAGTTCCAGGTGGTTCCCGTGAACATCGGCTGGTCGTTTACAAATTCGACGACGGCGCGGATACCCTTGAAGGTACGGATGTGGGTGTCTTCCTCGCGCACCGCCTCGATCTCGCCGGTCGGTAGCCGCAGTAGAATGATGTACGTGCCCATTCTACATCCCCCTCACGATGATCGGCACCCATACCGCGAAGGTGGCGGCGGCGAGCGCGAGGGCGACGTAAGCGGAAAGAGGGATGGCCATGGCGGCACCGATTTGGTTCATGAGAGAGGCGGGCGTGTGGGCTCTTTCACCGGTCACCTGAGACGGTAGATGTCCATCAGGCCGTTAAGTCCGACGAAGGTTCCAGCCATTGCGGCGCGTGCCTGTTTGATACTGCTGAACTTCAGCGCATCTTTCGGCTTGTCAACATAGCCGAGGCCGGAATACCATCCGCGCCAGCTAACTTGGAACTGCCACGCGCGCGGATGCTTGGGATTGAGACGAAGTGCGTATTGACGAGCCATTGTCTATTTCTCCTTGCTTTCTTTTCATGCCTATCCGGTTTACACCCATAGCCCTACATCTTGTAGTCAGCGCACGTCGATACTCGGGACGATCGTGGCCGGGTTGAAGGTCACTCGGTAATGGAAAGTGCTCACCTTCGCTTGGTCGAGTTGTTCGGAAAAGAAAGTGACGTTGTCGGACACGCCGAGGAAGTGCTTCTTGTAGTCGGTTGGGCCGGTCTTGCAGGTGATCGTGATCTCCTTTGGTACCGACTCGCCTTTGCCGATAGAACAGAGGCCCTCGATTTCCAGCATGTATTTGTCGGTGATGCCGTTGTAGAACACGATGCGGCGATTGATGCCGAAGTTGTCCGCGGCCTGCGACAGGTTATACGAGGCCACATCGGCCTCTCTTGAGCAGGCAGCAAGGCCGATAGTTGAGGCAACAGCCGCAAGTGCGAGAAGGCGTTTCATTGTCATTCTCCTTTGTCCATCAACATCTAGTAGGTCTCACGTCCTTTGGGTGAAAACCGGATAGGCATGCTTGCTTTCTTGCTTCCGGGTTACCGGCAACACCAAACAAAACTAACTACGGCACCCAAGCCGCAGTTCTGATCTCGGTGCCTTCCTCGACGGAATCGCCCGCTTTGGCGATTTCGAAGAAAGCATTGCCCTCAAGAGCGTTCGAAAGCGTATCGGTGAAGGCGTCCAAGTCCACCCCGATTACGCCTGACGAAAGCTCGCGCCCAAGTGTCGCGACATGAGCGTCTACGATCTTGGCGAAGGCAGCGAGATAGGCGTCAACCGCCTTGATGTCTTCGACTTCGGGGATTGTCGGCATGATCGGTATCGAAGGCGCCAGCAGCGAAAGTTCGGCCACCATCTGCGAGTGTGCCCGTTGCAGGGGAGAAAGACTTATCCCCACCTTTTTATACTGTGGATTTTCGATCACGCGCAGCAAAACCGCTTGCGCCGAATCACTCGCGCGGATATCGACTGTTCTTGCTCGGGTCGTCATAGTGGTCTCCCCAGATTGCGGTTACGACTCGGGCTCTTTGCCAAGTCGAAAATCCTCCCTCAAGTCCCGCCGCTGCTCCTTGCCCCGGAGTGGCGGCGGGCGAACTTTCAGGTTAGTTCGAATGTTCGTAGCGTGGGATAAAGCGCCTCGCCGTGCCACCGGTCACGCCGATATTCAAGTTCGATGATCCAGTGTGAATGGCCTTCGTTCTCGAACATCGAAGGAAAAAGACCCAACTTGCTGACTTCGGCGCGCATTTCGTCTATCGTGCCAAACACGATCGGGTAGCTATCCTGGATCGTTTCTCCGTCATCGTCGTAGCGCTCTTGCACTACTTGATACCGCTTCTCGCCCATGTCTCTCTCCCCTTGGTTGGAAACGGCGCATTAGCGTGCCGCTCTCTCCTGCATCTTGTCTGCCTTGGCCGCGCATCGGGTGCAGATGCGATCCCAGGCAGCGCGGTCGGCATGGGCGATCACGATATGCGCGCGGCGTGATTTGCAAAACGGCTGACCACCGGCCTTAAAGGCCAAATGCGCGATGCCCTGATTGTTGACGTTGCTGGTCATGTCCGTTCCCCGTTGTTCGATATTGGGATAATACAGGCTGCTTTAGGAAAGTCAATCTAGCCGCAGCCCCTTACGTTCACGTTTTCGTGAACAGCCTTAATGCCCGTAAAATCGGGCAAAACCCCCTCTTGCGTATTGACAATCTGTTTAATTCGTGCCTTTCCTGCGGACTATGGCGAGTTACATCCACGTCGACCAAGCCGCGAAAGCGCGCGCACTGAAGCTTATTCGGGCCGGGGAAATCCTTCCGGTCGAAGCGGCCAAGCTGGTAGGTGTTTCCCTTTCCGCTGTTGGAATCTGGACGAAAGGCTTTAACCGCCAAGCCGCGCGCTGGCGTAGGGTGCAAGAAGCGTGGAAAGAGGCGAAGGCAGCGGAATGACCGAACCCCGCAAAAGACTGACGCCGCGTCAGGTCGCGGTCCTCAAGATGATCGCCAAACGTGGTGGACAACGCGCGATCTCTCTTCCGTCCGGACTGCGCCGCGTGGCAAACTCTCTGTGGCGGCGTGACTTAATTGAAGTGTGGTATCAGCAAGTGCGAGGAATGGAGCCGGCGTTGCGAGGGCCGTTCTATTCGCTGACGATATCAGGCAGGGCTCTCGCCGACGTTTTTCTTGAGCATGAATCGCTGCGCCTCGGGCGGTCTCAGGGGCTGGAGAAGCAAAGTGATAAACCATCCAAACAGAAGCCAGAAGAATGGCGAGCGCCCGGTCCTGGTGACCACGGCGCATCGCGGGGTATTCTTCGGCTACGCGCAGAAAACCGACGGCGCCACGATCAAACTGCGGGCGGCGCGCAACTGCATTTATTGGCCGACGGACAATAAGGGTTTTCTCGGACTTGCTTCTCTTGGTCCGGTGAAGGGTTCACGCATCGGCCCGGCGGCCGATATCGAATTGCGCGATATTACGTGCGTCGCGGAATGCACCGACGACGCCGTCAAGGCATGGGAGAATGCGCCGTGGAGCCGGTAATCCTTCAGGGTGCCAAGCCTGACTGGATTGGCTCCGGCGACGGCTCCGGCGACGGCTACGGCTACGGCTACGGCTACGGCTACGGCTACGGCTACGGCTCCGGCTACGGCTACGGCGACGGCTACGGCTCCGGC